TTAGATAGTCATTGTCTGGGGCATGAGTGGGGCATTTCCACTAAAACCAGCGTTCAAAATGGCTATCTGATCAAGGTTGTTCTCGGTCATCCATTTCCCATAGACGTTATAAATCATTTGCGCTGAAGCGTGGCCCATTTGATTTGCAACAAAGTTCGGATTCGCTCCAGCGCTTAAAGCCCAACATGCGAATGTATGTCTGGATTCATATGCTTTCCTATGTTTAATTCCTGCCTTCTTCAGCATTGCGTTCCATGCTGTACCTATTGATCCAGGAGAGTACCAGTGTCCACCCTTGCCATTTCTAGCTGAGATTTTTGGACAGAAAACAAAAGTACATTGATCCTCTCTTTTCTTGGCGTATTCACGCAGATGAACTGTGATGAGATGACGCTCTCCAAGTCTAGTCATCGCCATCTGATTTTTTAATGCTTCAATGGCTGGGTAGGTTAGTTTGATCTCCCTGTTTCCCGATTCCGTTTTCGGTGGGGTAAAGTGGTTAATGACTGCCATATTCCGTTTAACACTGATAGTCCAATTATTAGTATCAATATCCTCCCAACTTAATGCGCATATTTCCCCATGCCGCATTCCTGTATTTACGGCTAATATCCAAATGTTTTTCATTTGCTCAGAAGGTGCAGCCATAATAAGTCGATGATATTCATCTTTGCTTAAAGGGTCCGGTTCTGGCCTAGACTTTTTCAGCGGTGATATTCCGATCATTGGGTCCTTATCGAGGTACCCGTTTTGGAAAGCGAATCCAATCATTGCCCCTAAACAAGAAACATATACGTTGACGGTGGGAACTGAACGTCCTTTTTTCATTGAGCGCCCCAACTGATGATGGCCAAGCAATTGATACCCAGTCAACAACTCCTTCCTCATGGACAACACGTCCTCTTGAGTTATCGAGGATAGAAGCCGGTCTTGCCCTAAAATGCTTGTAGTAACAAAAATATAAGATTTATATCGACTTAAGGCGTTAACCGTTAAATCCATTTCTTTAAGTGATAACCAATTAGTTGATAGCTCAGAAAGCTTCATGTCCTTCCTGGCCTTTCCGAATTTAGCTAGGTTTTGCGAGTTCGGGAACTGCTCGGTGTAATCAAACGTCCCAGTCTTAATTGTGAAGCAAATTGACGCCCTTAATTCTCCTGCGACTTTTCTGTTTTTGGGCGTATCGAAGACCCCGAGAGCCTCACGGACTCTCACCCCTTTATAAATAAACCACAGGCGTAATTTGCCCCCGTGGTTTTCAACTCCAGTTGGATATTTAATCATCCGCATTACCCTCTGTAATAGATGCGCTGGTATTTAAGCAGATTTCTTTCGTGATATCGCTGCTGGTTGCCGCTCTATCCATTTGTCTATCTCATCTCGGTTATAAAAACACATGCTGTTATCATACGGCTGGCCATCAGGAGCGACGTGCTTATACTCTCGCCCCTCCATCCATGAAGTTTCACGGGCCGTTTTGATAGTGTTTTTCTTTAGTCCTGAAATGGACATTAACACCGACTCTGAAACCCAACGCGAAGGTACTAATTGAATAACATTATCCATTTTGGCCTCTTATCTCTTTATCAATCTGACGGACGTAATAACTCAACCAGCGCTTAGCCGGAAAAGTGTCAGGGGGTAGGGAGGTGATTTTTTTTGCGTGGCGGTCGAGGATTTCTGTGATGAGTTTGTCGTGTTCTGAAAGTGGCTTGCCGTCCGTGACTTCAATTATTTCTGTCCTGCAACATCGAGCTACTGACCTGATAGCGTTCTCTATTGTTGTTTCCATTTCGGCGAAGCCTCTTTAGTAGGTGCAAGCCTCCGCTCTGCCAGAATATCGACACACTCATCAAAGTCAGATGTGTAAGCATCGAGTAGCTGCTCTTTGTCTTGATATTTCTGCATGCCATCCCACCATAGTTTCTGCCCGGTTCCGCGCTGAACGCATAGCCGCTTTGCCCAGTGAGGAGCGCCGATGAAATCACTGACGGAGCCAGATAAAATTGTCCAATGCATCATCCGAACATCCCCCTAACAGCTTCATTCTCAATGATGTAAATACTAGCTATAACCGACCATGCGATGATGACGATAAAGAACCAGGTACCGTCTGATATTTTTCTCTTCATGCTGCCTCCGAACTGCCAGGTATTAATTTGATTGATTGACCACACTCATTGCCCCAGGTATCCCACCCCTCCAAATCCTTCCTTGAAAACAACTCAATGCGTTTCACATCGCCATACAGTAATTCCAGCCGGTGGCGCACCTCCCACGGCTTTTCGCTATGCTCGCCCAATGGTGAGTACACAACTTGTTTGATACTGGCGTTAAGCCGCTCAAGGCCATTGCCGCGCACTGCAATCAGCACATCCTCCGTATTGGCCCTGGTGTAGTTGCCGCCATTCATCCGTGATTGGGTATTGAGTAGGGTGAGAAAGTCGTAAAAGTCGTTAACCTCACCGGCTGCCAGCGCTTTGTTGATATGATCCTCTGCCAGTTGATTTAGCTTCACCCAAGTGAAACCTTTCATCGTGCGCACCTGGAAACCCCACGCTTCGGCGAGTTGCTTTGCTTCGTCGTTGAAATTGCCGGTGTACCACATTGCGATAACTGCATCGGGCGCTGCGAGAGACCAAACTGGAAGGCGTTTTAAATCGGTGAGTGACATGGTGCGGTAGTGATTAACTGCTGCGCCATTGCTGGCCTTGTTTCCGTATTGCCAGGGTGGGTCACAATAGATGAGCTGGTATCCACTCATGCCGCCTCCATTATTTTTCTCACTTTCGCTTTCACTGACTTCACCGTTTTAACTGGCGTTGGCGGGACAACTTGTCGCGGTACCGGTCTCTTTGATTTATCGCCGGTTCGTAGCCGCTGCTTTATTCGCATATCCCACAGGTAGCAGTCTTTGTGGTCACGTCCGTCATCCGGTGCGCGGGCAACGGTCAGAATTAGTTCGCTGATATCGTCCATATCAACCTCACAGATTTAGAATGGTTTTTACATCATCCGGCTCGCAGCCAGACGACATGATATGAGTGCCTTCATGTAGCGACACCACAACATCGGCAGGCATGACGCCGTACCGTTTCCACAATCCCTGATGCAGAACTTGCGCTAATTCATCCGTGCTAACGCGACCCGCAGTGAAGTAAGCGCGGGGTAATTTGACGATGATTGATGACATAGGGACACTCCAGATAGTGAAATCCGTTTACTGAGAGTTCCGTGATGGGGTTAAACTTCAAGCGATAATTGAGGGGAAAAGTAATCTTTAGTTTCGCAATAATTAAGAGATGAGGTGCTGTTATGGGCCTCTATTCTTTCCACTAAAATAGACGCTCTAGTTTCCTTTGATTCTGGCTGATAAGTTCCTTTCCATTTTTTATCTAAGCCGATATTTCTTGCTACATTAGTGCTGTCAGCTGATGACAATGGGAGCCTAGTAAAAATGGTTGGATTTAGCATCCGAAGGCCGTGAAGTTTTGTTATTGGCTGACCGTGAATATCAACCACATGTCGAATTATGTCCTTTAATCTAGCGACAGCTTTAAGCGGCGATTTTACGTCGTACTCGCCACAACTCCCTATGGCAACGCGTGGATACTCATGACATAAACGTATAAATCTCTCGTCGCTTTCATTCATGTGCCAAACAGGAACTCCTACTGACTTCCCATGGGGCCACTCAGATAAAAGGGCGTCATTCTCTTCAGATCCGCCATCAATCACATCTGGTATTATCACAAAGTCGACGCCAGGGTGATTCTTCCATCTTTCGACAAATGCGTAATAATCTGACCAGTCGATTTTATTCTTACCAGCAGCTTTCCATGCCGTAAAGGCACCATTATCAATAGAGAAACTTTGGCAAATCTCGCTGGCTAACTCTATTTGTCCAGCATGCGCAAAGGATATAAATGCATGGCGTCCTTTCCATGCCCTGATTGCGCAGGAATCTGGCGTGATTGGCCCTCCATGATAATGAATCACGGTATCCTCCTATTGTCGGGCAATAAAAAACCCCGCATTAGCGAGGTTCATTGAGGTGGTGCGGCTTACTTTTTCACAAACTCATATCCGCAATACTTGCATTTATGCACAGCGGCATAGTTTGCTTTACTACATTTTGGACAGCCCTTGCATGGGGCTCTTCTTGGTCCTATTCGCTCGGGTATCTTGACCACTCATCACCATGAAAATGCGAAAAAAACATTATAACTCGGTTACCGATACACTTCGCCGCACATGAGCACAGCGTCAGTCCTGCGCTCTTTAATCAGCGTTGATATTTGCTGGCATTCAGATTGAGTAGGGTAGATATCTTCGGTAACGGGTAGGGCTTCACAGGCATCAAAGCCGCAGGAACTTATGAGGAGAACAAAGCCTATTAGCATTAGTCCTCCGCTGGTTTGGCTGCTGTGAGTGATTGCAGAAAGTTACGCACAACCTGATACTCATTGTTGCGGTAACTGCCAAAGGCATATACGAATGGCTTATTCATGTTGTGCCTATTGCGGCAGATGTAGTCCTTGCAGCCCTGCTCGGTAAAGCATCCAGTTACAAATACGTCAATCTCTTTCATGGCGTAGCGGCCCCATCCATCCCTAACTTCATACTTACCCTGATAGATGGCTTCTAACCGGCGATGTTGCGTATCTGTCGCCTCACAATAATCACCACTTTGATTTTCAACCCAGCAAATACGGTCATAGTCGTGGTCTTCGGAACTAATAATTTCACGTTTAACCATTACGGCGAAAAAAGGCTGATCCGTGATTCTATTATCCTGCGTGCGGATAAGTTCGCCAATTTCAAATAGCGCTTTCGGTATGGCGGGCAACGCTTTCAACGCTGCAAGTTGCTCACGCAGTGATAGCACCTCAGTAGCAAGACTTCTCGCGTAGTTCTGCCAACTTGATAAAAACTCAGAATCACAACATGAAGCACAAATACGCCCACCATCAGCGTGCGGAACGGTCATTTTCGAATGGCTACAAAAATCACAACAGGCCACGACTGCAACATTCCAATCGCGACGAATTCGTACCGGTTGCTTACTCAGCATCTGCATTCCCCTCTGTACGATAGAACCCCAGCTTATTTAGTGCTTTTTCAGCGTTAAATTCGACGGCTTCTTTATCTGTTACACCCAACAGCAATACGACAAACTTTTTTCCTTTTGGTGGTTTAAATCTTGCGGCTATTTCTTGCCCATGAAGGGTAAAAGTATTAGCAAAACTAGCATCACCATCATGTAATTCAACCATCATCTATTACTCCCTTCACACGCCCAATCAGCGCACCCAACAAAATCATGTGGGTTGTATTGCCAGCTTATTTTTCCGCAGTGAGGGCAGTTCCAGCGTGTTTTACCTGACGATTTACGTCGAGTCTGACGCTTTAACCAATCAGGCACTCTCAGCCCCGCGGCCTGAATCATTGTCCGCCGATTAAGCTGGTCGATATTGAAAGTCCGGCGTTTAACGGCATCAGCAGTCACAAATGGTAGCCACACCAGGCTGCTTTCAGTGACGTCCGGCTCAGGGAATACTTTAGCTTTGTTGAAATCATCTGTTGGCATCAGGTCAGACAGCCAATACACGTCATTCCCATTCCACTTGTCTTTGATGAATGCGACATAACCTGCGCAATCTGTCTCGATAGTGTTCTTGCTGGGAATGAGTTGATGATCAACATGCCAAACAGCAGCTGCATCAATTGCATCGGCTGACACTGGCAGGTCAATGTCACGCCCAAAATCCCAACTTTTTTGAGCATCTTCGAGGGTGTAAACATGGGCTTTGCTTATATCAGTGGCGTACCCACTACCCTGATAGCAGTGAAATGCCATGTTGCTGCCTACAGTGTCGCGTAGGCAGGCCATGTAAAATCTATTTTGCATTCGGTTCACCCCTCAGGCTGGCGGCGAACTCTCGCAAATCACGAAATACCATTACACATACGTCATCAAGCTCACCATACTCACCTTCAAGACGTGAAACCTGTTCCTCGACACCCTGCGCCTTTATCTCGTTAAGCGCCTGAGTTGTTGTTGGGGTTGGACACATGACATCTACCCACTTAACGCAGTGATTGAATGCTGCCTCAGGGGAAACGTTCGGGGCCGCCTGTAGGTTCTGCTCGGTTAGATAGTTTGCGTATGAATTTTTCAGCGCCGCATTCTCGGCAACCAGCTGTTGAACCTTGGCAATAGTGTCACCCGCCACTGCACCGGTAATACCCAGCGCTTCAGCAATCAGTGAGCAAGTATTGAGTGCTGAATCGCGCTCAGCTTTTAACGTTTCATAATCAGTATTTTCAGACATAACTATTCCTCAGCAGATTGACTGCCGGTAATGGGGTGGGGGGATTAGGCTGCCGAAAGCAGTCGTAGACATTCCTGACGCCGCGCTATCAGCTCTTCATTAGTTGAGCAGAACGGCGTGGGGCTGGCTGGCATGAACTCTGGCTTGAGTCGGTATATAATCCCTTTAGCTGAAATATCTTTGGCCTCCCAGCGCTCTTCCGTGAGCAAGTGGCGCATGTTAAGCACATACGTCAGGGGAATGTGTACCGATACCATCTCGAATCCATCACCCAATCCCTTGTAGAATGAGTCTTTATAATTCAACGTACACCCGCCAGTTGCGCCACCAGACAAATAGCTCCCGCCACCCACGCTGCCAATTGATCGGTGGAATGAGGTTATATATGCATCTGGATAGGCGCGGAGGCAGGCCAGTATTTGTTCTGGCTGCATGGTGATTACCTGCTGGGGTTATCGGTCAGAAGGGGATGTCATCATCGAAGTCCATCGGCGGGGCGCTGCTTTGGTGTGCCGCCTGCTGTTGCCCCTGTGCATGTTGCTGACCCCATTGCTGCTGATTTTGCGGCGTTGAACTCTTCCCTGATTCTTGCTGCTGCGATTTTCCCTGCTTATTGCCAGCTTCGATAAATCCCAATCTGGCATTGTTTAGTTCAAGGGTGATGGACTGTCCATTTTGACCATCATAAACGTCAACTTTGATGCTTTCCCCAAACACCTCAACGATAGCGCCCTCCGTTAGCGCCTCCCTGTAAAACTCCGCTTGCTTGCCTTCCTTGGCAAAAATCACAGCTTGGTAATTAGTGAATTCGTTTCTCTGCGACTTCCTGTCGTAGTAACGAACTCCACCACGTATTCCAAATCCTATGGAATCACCAGCGACAAATTCCCTTGCCGGTTTCTGTAGTTTGATAGTTATTGTGTGTCCCATTACGCCGCCTTGTTTAAGTCTGATAGTTGGTCTTGGTATGCTTTATTGGCCTTGTCAGCTAATTCAGGGTGTTGTGTTAGTCGCTTGCACAGGCCGTCATAAGCATCTTTTAAAGCTATTTGATCGGCGCACGAGACAGCCCAACCAGTAAAGTCGGCAAGGTACTGTTCTGGCGTTCTTTGCTGCGTCGTGTGAGTGTTGTTTTGTTGCTTGGTTTCTTGTTTTTGCGGCAATGCCCAATCTGGTAAAGTAGGTGGACGCCAATAAATAACTTTTTGTTCTTTTGTTTTTGCCCGATTCCATCCGAATTGTTTTTCAATGTTAACTTCGGCAAATCCTTCCTCAAGTGAGTACAGATAGCGCCCAATACCCCACTGTACAGCTGCACGCTTCATTGCCCCTGACATGCCACCTTTTACAGCCTCAACCTGCGTATTTTCTGCTGCGTCCCACTTGGTGATCCACTCTTCGCCAACTTTGATTGATATGCCGCACATGACGCCACTGTCCGGCGCTGGTTGAAATTCATTGCGCCAGAATTCTTTCCCGCACACATCATCAAGACGTTTCATAATTGCTCGGTTGGTAACATAAGCCAGCACCATGGCCCATGGTTTACCATCCTTGGTTATCCCGCATGACTGCACTCGCCACTCAATATCAGCGGCTGGGAACGGCTCATCTAATTTATTCAAATCCACGTTGTGCCTCCTGAATTCTTTGTTGCTGCTGACTTGTGCGATGATCTGCATTGGCTTCTATCTGTGCCATTTCATCCGTGAATCGCGGATCAGCTATCAGTCGTGTCCACGCGACTGATTCGAGTGCTGCGTAAAAACGCTCTTCCTGCGTCATGCCGCCTCCCGATGCTCAACTGATAGCGATGCTATCCCATTGGTAAATGCGACGCTTGGCAGAGGCACAGGCTAGCTCTCTGGCTGCTGCGCCATTACTTCCAGCAAGACGGCAAGACCTCGCGCTTTCCAATAAGTGGTTATGCCACCACTTGAGTTCTTTTTTGGTCATGGCTCAATCCTCCGTGTTAGCGCTTCAATGATTTTCTCCCAGATACCTTTCCGTGGCGGGGGAGTGAAACTTGCTGATGTGAGGCGGTTAGACGGGTGATGCTGGATAGATAAAATACCGTCCAGTGGGCTACCGATAAGCCGGTTGCCCGATAAAGTTAATGTGCTCATCGGTGCTCCTGAAATTTAAGTTTGTTGATTTTCGCCCACAGCAAAACACCGACAGTTGTCAGGCTTACTCTGGGGATTGGTGGGGGTGGGGAGGGTTAGTCCTGAAATTGGTTCTGAATACTTTCGAGAAGATTAGTCACTGCATCGCGATAAAAATCAGCGTAAGGCTCATCTTCCCACTCTGTTTCGCTGCTTTGAGTTAGTTCCGTTAGCTCATTCCAAAGCTCAACGGCTAAGGCTTCTTGATTGATGTCATCCACATTAAGAATTCCGTCCCTGAATGAGGCTCTAATCAACTTCCCGCCGAGAATCTCAGTGGCTTTACTTATTGCCGGTTCTTTTCCATCCTCGAACTCAACAACAAAAGTCATCTTCCCCATATCTCACCCTCTCGCCTTAATCATTGCGTCTGCCATGGCATAGGCCGCGCTCGCTATATGAGACTCATATCCATCAAAGCCGCCGAGTGCTGGGCCGTTAGATGTTGATATCATTCCGGTTAGCGCCTTAGCCGCCATCCAATCACGCAATGTCATTCCAAGCCCTATGTGCGGCGTATCATTCAAATCACCACACCACGGAAACGCTGGGCCGCCTGTTTTAATTTCATCTGTCATACATCACCTCATCTAGTGGTCTTATTGCTGCCACCGGTTAAGTGGCAGGGGTAAGGTCACTGGTCATTCAAATTCATTCCAGCAGATATATGCTTCCTCTGGGCTATCAACCTCTGCATGACCTTCCAAGCCGCACGATGGGCATGTAGCCTTATCGTTGAAATTAATCATCCCGACTGGCGCGGATGTCTCTACAATCACAGGGCTGTGGTCACATCGCTCACAATTCAGCCACGCTATTTCACGTTTTTCCTTACTCATCATTCATTCCTCATTTACCCGCCAATAAAAAAGGCCGCGTTATGCGACCCTGATAATTTGTGCTGGGATATTTATCCACGCCCAGCCGTGGTTTCCCTGCTTTCCACAGTCAAAGGAAATTGATATGTTGGTTATTCCACAGTCAAAATAAGGAAATGGAAATGTCAGATAGATTAAGCCCGCTAAAATATCCAGACTACGCAGCTCACGAAGTGGTTATTGAGATGATAAAAGCGGGTAAAATTTCATACGCTAAAGATGCGATGGATGTTTTTACCCACGTTCTTGACCATTATCATGCTGAACGGAAGCGGGTTCTTGCTGAGAATACATCTCGATAAATGCCTCTCTTACCTCTCGGGCCAGTGTTTTAACTGGCTCTATTTGCTCATTCATTGCTACACCTAACGTAGAAATCCTGTTTGAAAGTGCCTGAGCTGCTATTAACTGTACTTCACGTGGTAATTCTTCAAATCTCATTCTCTTACCCCTTAACTATGTGGTGGGCTTCTAATCAGCATTTGTGCTTTTTGCTGAAAACCCGCTTAGCCTGAATTATCTTTGACTGATTAGCTGTCTTGTAAAATACAGCCCGGCAGTGACTACAGAACAAGGTTGCGTTTCCGTAGCCATCCAATCCCCATCCGACAAAATCATTAATTTCTCGCTGCATGATTTCTCACTTAATAACGTGATAGCAATCTTCACGAACGTTACGGAAGCCTGCTGCAAACTTAGCTACTTCAGGCAAACATATGTTGTCCGCGCTTGGTCGCTCTGTGCTGCGAATCTGAATAGGCATCGTTGCTTTACATACCCTCGATGTGCAGCCCTCAGAGAGCTTTGTGAACGCTGCTTCAATTCGGCTTGCCATTGCACGACTTTCATCGCACTCGGCCTTATATGCTGCGTAGTGCTCACCACGTTGGCGGCAACGACGAGACTTGGCGTTATCTTTCTTACGCTTGGTGATTATCTGAATCATGGTTACCTCCGGTGATTGGCTTTGGTGATGTGGTGGGCTGACTAACTTTCCAGCCTCGTACTGTCATGGTCAGCTTTGCTTGCATCCGTAAGCCGTTAGGCCGCGCAGACTTATACTGCTCATCGGTGGTATTGCTTGCGTCTCGTTTCGTTACGCTTCCACCACATCCCAAAGCCAACTTCTCTTTGAGCTACACTCTCGCAGTAGCCGCGCTCATGCCCTTGAGTCTCGACGCCTCAGCCGCTAATAACCGGTGCGCATCTGGCGTGTGCGCTGCTTTACCGGAGCTTGTTTTGATATAAGAACCTTGACCCGTCACTACACAGGCTCGCGCAACTTTGCGACTCAGGGCAGCATCATTACTGCTGCATTGCCTTTCGGCTGCGGTCTAACCGCGTTAGTGCACCATTTCAGTACCTCCTTTAATTTTGCCTACCGCAAGCGGCGGTAGAAATCCGTCACGAGGATTGATGAGCATCTCTGCTGTCGTCCCTCGCTTTGTTAATGAGCAGCCTGTCGTCCTGACTGGCGCGGCGAGTAGTTCCTATCTGCCGCATCGATGTTTCGTTTCGATGGACTTAATATATGCGTATTACGCAAATGCGTCAAACGCATATTAATAAATATAACTCGCATATTAGCTATTAATTTGAAATATAAGCATATTTACTTTTACAGATATTCAGACGTACCCCTTCGCACCGGCTATCAGGCGTGAAAAGTGTGAGGTGAGTTGCGTTTAAAGCGGGTAGGGCGGTGAGAAGTTAGTGTTTTCGTGTCAACCGGTTTTACATTATGGTGCGGTTCTGTCAACCAATGGGGGATCGGGGCGGCACCCAATTGGGGGACAATGAAGGATAATTTGCAGATCTTTACCGTATTATCAATTGGTTACGGTGGTGGTCAAGTGGCACCCAGAGGGGGATCGGCGATAAAGCTGTTAGAGCAGTGAGATTGTTAGATTACAGGCACAAAAAAGCCCACGCGAGGCAGTGGGCAAAGATGGTAATTCGATTATGTATTTGTAATCCCTAGTGTTGGTAATTTAATTATTATCGTATTTTGCAACATAGCAAGATTACAGGCACAAAAAACCCGGCAGCGGGGCCGGGTTAGGGGATTAATGAAGTTCTGAAGGATTATCGTGAGTCATATCAATCAATACCTGAATGGGGGCAGGATCAATATCGGCGAGTGATTTAACTGTTATTCCCATTTCCTTGCATCGATTAAATACGCCCTTGTCGTGTGTCCAGACCTCATCAACATTCAAAGAGATTGCGATGGAAATAATTTGCCTATCAAATCTCACTTTGTTTGAAGTATCGGCCTTCATCATCTGTTTTAACTCTTTCAACGTTGGCATCTGAGCACATTCTATTGCTGCAAGCTCATCGAAAGTCGCTATTTCAAAACAAGACTGTTTTTGTATCAATTTAAGGTGAGTTTGATGCTCGCTTTTATCAATACCAACAAGATATTCAGCTAAAACAGGGGTGGGAATAATGATGGAACCACCACTACTCTCTACCATATCAATTAATGCCTCAACCCGTCTCATTGGGTCAGGTATTTCCTGTCCATTCTCAGGGTTGGATAGCTTGCATCCATCTCTCATTCCTGTGATGGCTTGCACTAAGATGTTGGTATCGAATATTATTCGCAATTTAGCGCCCTTAAAGCTTCCAAGATAACTTGCGTGTCATCTTCTTCTTTCCATTGGTTTCCGGCAGCTTCCTGTAATGATTTGAAAGCTGTTTTTAGATTGGATTTTTCGAGGACTTCAAAGGAAGCGATAACTAGCTTTTTAAGCTTCCACTTTCCATCTTTCTTAATCCACTCGCTTTCGCCTGAAACTCTCACTTGTTTAAAAAGAAAAGTCCCAAGCTTGGCTGCCATTGCAGGTGTTGCTTCACAGTGATAAGTCTCACCATTCGCACCCTCCAACTTCACGGGGGCTGATTCATCTTTCCCACCGACGTTGTACAGCTTTCCTTGAACTCGGCCTTTTTTCCTTATAATCATGGGGACGTCTTCCGCAGTTGATGGAAAATCAACTATGGTTGTTTTTTCGCCATTGATTATCTTTGCGGAAAACCGGTCTTGAGCAAGTAATGCGACTAATTTCAGGTAGCCACTTCCAGAGGTTGTCGCTTGGGATATTGAACGTTGAATTACCGCATTGTATGAGGCTTCACTATCTACCCATGTGTTAAGGCATGCAGACCCTTCGCTCACATCCTTGAAGTGAACGGCATCTACCGAGCCGTAAAGCTCAGATAGTGCTGATAGATACTTTCCTAAACGCGCCATAGAAAGCGTATCTGGAGTAGTCCCATCAAGTTTGAGAGTCAGGCGAGTATTCTTGCCCATGGATTAAATTTACACCTCAACATCAGTTTAAAAAACGCCCATCATTACCGTTTTATTGTTGTTCATACGTGATCTGGCGTCAATGCGTTTTGTCCATTAATGCCAGATTCGCTGTATTTGTTTACCCACCCCTCTATGGGCTAGCAGTGGGTTAGCCGTGACGACGGTATGTTTGCGGAACGCTCCCAATTACCTTCCCATAGATTAATACACGGTTCATTTCTTCACGCTCTATCGGGTCCCAAGTTTTGTACCTGTCGCTATCTGACAGAACAAATAACTGAGATTTCATTTTTTGCAGCCTCTTGACGTGAGCAGTGTCGTCATAAAGAAATGCGTATATACCATCGCCATCGAAGTTATTAACGCTTACATCGACAAAAATAAGATCGCCGGGCTCTATAGTCCCCGACATGCTATCTCCGCGAACATTGATCATCTTCACAACGGATGCTGGTCGATTGCCGAAAAGGCGTCTAGCCTCCTCTGGCGTGTATTCGATTGATCTTATTACCTCAACGAACTCTTGGTTATTGATGGAGCCGGGCCCAGCGCTTACAGAAATATCTAAGCATTCAATAATGTATGAATCTTTCCATTTTGAATGACGCTTTGTTTCGCCTTCTTCTACGCCTTTATCGGTAAACAAATCAGCCACTTCAACTCCTAGAGCGTCAGCAATTTTGGTGATTGTTGATTCAGTAAACCCCTGCTTCCCCGTTTCAAGGCGTGAGATATTCCCCACATCGCTACCAATCGCCGTGGCTAACTCAAGGATTGTCATTTTCGCAGCTTTGCGAAGTTCACGTATACGCGGTCCTATTTTCATAACTTTATTAAATCTCTTTTTTGCGTCACTCGCAAAGCGCCTTGCGCAAATTTAACTTATCGCATAATATGCGTATAGCGCATTTAAAGGGGTATAATATGCAAACACCACTAAGAAAAATGCGTGTAGAGAAAAAACTGACAATCGCTGAGGTGGCACTTGCTGTTCAGTGCGACGTCGGGAACCTAAGCCGAATCGAAAGAGGCACTCAAATTACCTCACTAGAAATGGCCGAAAAGCTTTCTAGGTTCTACGACGGAATGATTACCGAAATGCAGATTCTCTACCCGCAGCGATACATGAAATCCGTAAGCGACGCAGCTTAAGCACTACCGCTCTTTACACAATCAGGCCAGCTCTGCCGCTTGCGGAGCACACCAAAGTGACAAGCTCACAGCTTTGTCACGTAACAACATCTAACAAGGGAAGAGTACGCAATGGAACGTGCAAGTAACAGCAAGAGAATTATGGAAGTTGAATCTGAGCTACGAAGCCGAATGGCTATCAAGGGCCAGAGCAAGTTTGCGCGGGAGGCTGGCTGGGCCGAATCAAAGGTAAGCCGGTTAAACGTACATGACATGGCAGTGACGTTTGTTCTTCTGGAGAAGATATGGGAGACGAGCGTGATAAGGGAAATCGCAAGGCAGGCTGTGATAGCGGTGACCGGAAAGCAAAAAGCCCCTGCGCTAACAGAGGCTTCAGAACAGCAGATAACAATGTCGTTTTAACTGGACAAAACAACAGGAGTAATTATGCGAAAGAAACAAAGAAATAGCAATAGAAGCGATGTTACTCAGCAGCGTTCTGCAAAGCCGGACGAGTTAGTCATGGTCTGCGTGGACAATCCAATATTCGGAAACAAGCTCGTTGAGAAATTCAAGGAGCTTAAGGCTATGCAGGGGAAAGCCAATGAGTAACACCGCTGAAAATCTCATTCAATTTCCAGCGCAAGTTCAGCGCAGGGGTTCCCACATGGAGAATCAGAAACAAGGCCATGTCGCTATATTCAGAAGCGCTCTATTTGCGGATTGGGCGCGTGATCCAATAAAACTTGCCACATGGGTTCAGCTAATTGGCCGGGCCAGTCATAAGGCTCGCATACAGCAATTTGCCGACAGAGAATGGCCTTTAGAGCGAGGTCAATTAGTTACTACAGCAAAAGTATTTTCATTGCTCTTGCTCGATAAGAAAGGGGAGCCATTACCAGTTAAAGAAGTTCAGCGGCTTTGGTTATTTTTTGAGAATGAGGGGATGATTTCTAAGAGGGGAACACCATTCGGAACGGTGTTCACCATCATAAATTATGACAGTTATCAGTCTGGAAAATCTGTCCAAGGTTCTGTCCAACCATTTGTCCAACCCAAACCCGCGCCATTACTGGTCTCGGAGGGTGTTGATGTCCAAGGTTCTGTCCAACCATTTGTCCAACATAACAAGAATGTTTTAAACAATTTAAAAGATATACCCCCTATAGTCCCCCAAGGGGAGGAGGTGGAAGAGATTTTAAATCAGGCAAAACAGGCTTTGGAATATTACAACGAGATATCAAAAAGCACCTGTCGTGATACCAAGCCATATCTCACCCTGCTAACAGCAACAATCAGTCGATCAGCTTACACCCTGCAAGACCTGAATTTAGTCACTCGCTGGGCCTTAACGGTCTGGAAGCGTCGCGGTAACTCATGCCCTAAACCAAAAAGCCTTTGTGCCGTAACACGGTTCGATGGGTATTTATCCGATGCTGAGAAATGGCTTCAAAGCAGCGTTGATATTGACTGCCAAGCCGTTATTGATGCTTACAACGAGGTAACTGCTGGGAAACTTCCAGAAGCTGATTTGGATAGGGATCGGGAGATAGCCATTCGTGAACTAGCTCAGCACTTGGCAAAGAAAAATGTCGATGGCTTCAGGGCTTATTTTGCTGGGTTTATCGAAGATGCCAGAGATTTCTATTTCGGCGGTTCGGACGGGATCGGCTGGAAGGCAAGCTTTGAATACCTGATGAAACCAGAAACGCTACGGAAAGTGAGAAGGGGTGAGCTGTGATTAATATTGATATCGAAGCTAGTGTGATTGGTGGTCTGCTGATAAGTGGGTACACGCCAGATGCAAACGAAGTATTGGCAACAGTAGACCCGGATGCTTTCACCGTTTCTTTGTACCGTGAGACGTTCAAAGAGATTAAGCGGCAAGCTTCCACTCGCGGTCTGATTGATAGCCTGATGGTTGCCGAGGCTATGGGTGAGGGTAATTTCTCCAACATCATCATGACCACCAAGAGCTGCCCCAGCGCCGCCAACCTAAAAGGCTATGCGCAGGTAGTGAGTAAATACCACCTGATCCGCCAGTTTTCCAAGCTGATGGAAACTAATTACGACAGCATTACTCAATCCAATAACTATGAGCAGGCGCTTGCAGGAATTGAAGCGTTCATGACCAAAGTTAACAGCATGGGGAGGCCAAGCACTGAAGTAATTCCAACCCACATCGATGAGCTTTTAGAGTCTTACGCTGATGTGTTGGAGCGGCGACTCAAAAACGGTGAAGCATCCGACACGTTGAAAACTGGCATTGACGAACTGGACGAGATCACCGGCGGCCTAAACCCTGAAGACCTGATGATTGTTGCTGCCAGGCCGGGGATGGGTAAGACAGAGTTGGCGCTAAAGATTGCCGAGGGGGTTGCTGATTCATACGTTACTCGCGGCGATATCGTAGAGCGTCGTGGTGTGTTGATCTTCTCAATGGAAATGAGCGCCCATCAGGTTATCGAAAGGTCAATTGCTGGAGCGTCCAACATGCCAGTGTCTAGCCTGAGAAAGCCTAGCCGAATGGGTGACGAAGATTGGGCGCGGATCTCTCAAGGCATTGGGATGCTCAAGGGGCTTGATGTTTGGGTTGTTGATGCATCAAAGCTTAACGTTGAACAGATGCGCAGCATTGCTGAAAGACATAAGCAACGGCACCCAGCGTTATCTCTCATCCTGGCTGATTACCTTGGACTTATTTCCAAACCAAAGGCAGAGAGAAACGACTTAGCTATCGCCCACATTACTGGATCACTCAAAGCAATGGCGAAGGATTTGAAAACCCCTGTCATCTGCCTGAGTCAATTGTCGCGTGATGTGGAAAAACGACCTGCTGGCCAGCGCCGACCAACGAATGCCGATCTGCGTGATTCAGGCAGTATTGAGCAAGACGCTGACACTATCGTGATGCTGTATCGCGAAGCTGTTTACAACGAAGACAGCCCAGCCGCGCCTTATGGCGAAATCATCGTAACTAAAAACCGATTCGGCACCCTCGGAACTGTTTATCAACTCTTCAAAAATGGTCACTTCCTGCCAACAGATCAGGAAAGTGCTCACGACATTTGCAAGGGTAAATCAACCGCAGCGCCACATGGCCGGAAATATGGGAGAGATATTTGATGGACATAACTAAATCGCAGTCTGACTTTGAAGCTTGGTTTAAATCGGAATTTATCGTTCCCGCCAGTAGTCTCACACTTTCACCTGAAACATTTAAAAATGCAGTTCAAAAGGCATATCAAGCCGGGCGTGAAAGCATCGAGGTGGAGTTGCCTATGCGCTTGTCTCCTTGTCGGTCTGGTTATGGTTACACCCTCATACCAAATGACATAGGGGAGGCGCTGGAATATGACAACGTGGTCGAAAAACTCCACGCCCAGGGTATTCGAATCAAGGGAGAGAGTGAATGAGTATTAAGAAGGTAAAAACTTACGCCAATTGGGAAATCCAATTGTATGTTACCTGCCCTAAGTGTCGTGAGCGATTTGACATGATGGATGATGAAGACTTCCGCTGTGATGCTGATTTCGAGCCACTAGAGCACGACACATATGCAACTCGAGACGTTGACGTCACATGCCCTGAGTGTGAAAACGAATTCACTGTTGACTTCTGCTATTGAGGTAACCACATGAAAAAATTAGATAGTTTTACTGTAGAGCAGCTAAACGATTTCATTAAATCAGACCATGCTCAATGTGGCGATGTAGCAGCCCTAGCCCGAATCGCGTTAGCTGCAAAGAGGGCTGAGCCTAATGAATTAGCCGATGCAGTGAATGAGTTTTTAGCTGTTCTCGACAATTACCCCGAACAATTGGTTCCTATTAATCGTAATTCAGTCCCGGTAAAAGATTTGCGAAAGGCACTCTCTTCCGACCCACAGTTGAACTCTCCGGAGATACCGGATGGTTGGAAGCTAACCCCCATTAATCCAACAGCGGAAATGATGGCAGCGGCAATGGAATGCGATGATGTCGTTTTCGACTTGGACGACGATACTATTTTCTGCGTTCAATTCGATAATATTTATGCAGCCATGCTAGCCGCCGCGCCGGAGAAGCCACTATGACTAATGACATCCCCATTTGGTTAATAGCTGGATTATCTTTTCTTGGATACCTCTACATCCTATTTAAAACAGGCGAATGGCTGGCTAGCATCATCTGGAAACAATGGGATAAGCGCAGAAAAGAAGAACGGAAGCAGAAAGCCATTAATGAGCTGTATGACGCTTTCAATCTGAGTGAGTTAACCGATGGCGACACGATGAAGGTGGCAACCAAAGGTGGGCTAATTATCATGATGATTCGGAAGTGACCAATGCAAATCGATATGGTCAAGAATGCCGGTGGCGTTTTTGTTCCAGCCTTCGATCACGACTTACCAAGGTTAACCAAGTTCAAAAATGGCGAGATTTACACCGCCGACATTAAGCTAACTCGAAACCCCGCTTTTCATCGAAAGATGTTCGCCTTCTTCAATTTCTGTTTTGCCCACTGGGCTGCTGATAAAACGCCAATGGCAAACGCAGATGAAGCCACTCAATTTGACCGATTCAGAAAGGACTTAACCATTCTGGCGGGATTCTATGAGCAAACTATGAGGCTAAATGGTGACATCAGGACGGAGGCAAAGAGCTTGGCTTACGCGAACATGGAGCCTGACGAGTTCGAACGCTGTTACAACGCAATGGTAAACGCCGCAATAAAACACCTGTTTGGTCGCACGACTGACCAGAACATTATCAACCAACTTTATAGCTACTTCTGAGGTGGCAGCATGAATAACTGGGATATTGGAATCAGGGCATTCATAGATAAGCCCTACACCGCTGTCAGGCAAGGCTATAAACCGTCAGTTCTTGATTGCTGGGCTATATCTGCCAGTGTCATATTCGTAGTATTCAAAGGATTATTTTCACACGCACTTGATATTACCGATTTTTTTGACATGACAATCAGAGAAATTGGCGAGTGGTTCATGTATTTGTGCTTAAAACTGATCGTGGCATCAACATACCCATTCACATTTTGGGCATGGGGGACGCTTATATATTTCTTACTGAAGAATGAAGCGAAAACGCACCGCGCCAGAAGTGAAAAGTTATCTCGCCTGATTTAATCAAGCCTAAACCCCCAATCCCCGCCAGCGAAATACCCACATATGACGCTATCTATCCGTTATTAGCTAAACGCTGGCTAAGACTCAGGAGTAGAAAGAATGCCTGATATTTACCAAAAGATTAACGGGGCCGATTACCGACGAATATTTGTCGTTGGTGATATTCACGGCTGCCTGAATAAGCTCAATGAGAAATTACTCTCAGTAGATTTCGATGAGAGCAAAGACCTACTGATATCCGTAGGCGACCTGATTGACCGAGGTTCACAGAACGTCGAATGCCTCGACCTGATAACGCAACCTTGGTTTCGTGCGGTTCGTGGCAATCATGAGCAAATGGCGATTGATGCTCTAGCTGGAAAATATGGAATGGCTGACTGCTGGGTAGCTAACGGCGGGATGTGGTTCTTCTGTCTCGACCCCGACCAGAAATTACTGGCAACTAGCCTGATTAAAAAGGCTGCCGACTTGCCACTGGTGATTGAAATAGAAACCGATAGAGGTAAATACGTCATAGCCCACGCTGATTATCCCAACGATGAATATCAGTACGGAAAGCCGGTTAACGAGCAGCATGTTATTTGGAATCGTGAGCGGGTGAGTTACGCGATGGATGGTGAAGGGGAAGAAATAACTGGGGCCAAGCAATTTATATTCGGTCACACGCCAATGAACAAAGCCAGTCAGTTTAAAAACCAACTCTACATCGACACCGGGGCAGTCTTTGGGCGTCACCTGACGATGATTAAAATTCAAGGGGAATAGCCATGCCTGAACTCCCCCAATCAATATGTATCTTCTGCTTCCTGATGCTTAACAAGGGCGAAACCTACGCTCATCAGAAATGCATTGATAAAGCAGCGAAGGAGAAAAGAGATGGTGATTGAAATTATTGCAGTTACTGCGCTGGGGGTTTCCCTTATTCCGGCAGGCCTACTCTCATACATCTGGTGGAGGATTATCCGTGGCTAATTTACGCAAAGAGGCTAGAGGCCGCGAGTGCCAGGTTAGGTTGCCGGGCATCTGTAACGGGAATAACGAAACTGTAGTGCTGGCCCACTACCGGCTATCGGGAATATGCGGTACCGGAATCAAACCGCCTGACCTGTTCGGCGCATGGTGCTGCTCTGCGTGTCATGACGAGATAGACCGGCGTACGCACATCATGGACATCGAGAGTGCGCACCTAGCCCATCTGGAGGGAATGGTAAGAACACAGGCGATTCTACTGTCGGAGAACAAGGTGAAGATATGACCGAATATCACATAACTCCCATACCCAAACCAAGGATGACACAGAGTGATAAATGGAAGAAAAGACCACCAGTTCTACGGTACCGAGCATTCTGCGATGAAGTAAGGCTAAATCGAATATCCCTCCCTGAATCACATTACCACGTAACTTTCGTAATCCCGATGCCGCCAAGTTGGAGCAAAAAGAAGCGCTCTGAAATGGATGGAAAACCGCATCAAACCAAACCCGATAAAGACAACCTCGAAAAGGCGCTGCTTGACGCCATTTTTGAAGATGACTGCCGTATTTGGGATGGTCGGGTAACGAAACTGTGGGGCGAAATTGGGAAGATAATCATTCAGGAGATGGCAGCATGAGCAAAATTACCTACCCATGTGAGACAGGCGCGTTTTTTCAGGATGTCATTTTCGTTATTCATCCACGGAATGCATCTGAATTACTAAGCGAAGCTGATAGGGCGGCTGAATTCTTTCTGGATTACTTCCCCTACGCAACGCTGGAAAATATCCGTGAAGAAATCGTCTATAGCTTCGGCGGTCTGTATCTGAACGACTTTCAGTTAATCAGGGAGGAAGCGTGAAGCGAAACAATAACTTTGCATCATTGGTTTATGTGGCAAGAGAGGCAGACTTGAGGCGCATATGGAGTAAGGGGTGGAAAACTATCACACCAAGCCAGCGCGTATGGACTCGCTACCTGTTGAGCTTGTGGGGATCGAAAAACTGCGGTGATGATTCTCCCGGGGGATCATGCGTAAACGTAATTGGTAGGCTAATGGTTCGTGATAACTGGAGCGAAACCCAAGGGAATAGAATTATTGAAGTGGTTAATAATCTGCATAAGCAGGGGTATCGAGGTCAGGAGTTATTTGCCAAATCAAGAGAGATAGTTATTCCCTCATCTTCAACAAGCAACATCATCGCTCTCGCCAAAGAATCAGATGATGCCGCGTTTGTTGAAGCTGTAATGACTAAATCAATTAAGCGCGATAGTCCGATCCGCAATGTGGCAATTAAACGATATTGTGAGCGCAAATGCTCGCAAGATATTGCCAGAGAACTGGTTAGGCTTACTGGCTGTGATGTCCAGCTAGCGAGGAAGAGGGTTGTGTGGTGCGAAAACATACTTGAAGCAACAATGTTTTATGCTATTAAGCGTGAAATGGAGGTCGAATTTCTACAAAATGCCGCATAATTGAAAATAATTTCTAAATAACTTGATTTTCGAGAAATGGAAGTGTACATTTTTAGTTAAGCTCGGACGTCAAAGGCGAAGAGCGGTGATGTAGTTGAGTCACCAATAAAACATTCAAGGCCCAGCCCTAACCGGTTGGGCTTTTTCATTTCTACATTCGCATGGGTACTGGATTGGTTAATCCAATCGTTGTGAAACAGTATCCAGCCGAATGTGGTGAATGCGCATGCTAAAGCGCCGCAATACTGGAGATGAAGTGACCGTGCAGGCTGGCAAAACTCCAGCAGACGGCCTGCAAGGGAGAGTGTAAAACCACTCCCCGATACACGGAGTATCGCAGTGAGAATCTGACATATCCGAGATTAGCGCCGGACACCACATACCAACTTTTAAGGCTCACTTCGGTGGGTCTTTTTTATTTCTGGAGCCAGAACAATGAAAACTTATATCGCTGGCCCCATGACTGGCTTGCCTGAATTCAATCGGCCGGCATTCAATGCGGCAGCCAAAGAGATAGCAGCTTCAGGTCACGTCCCATTAAACCCGGCAATTTTACCTGACGGATTATCTCAACCTGACTACATGTGCATTTGCATGGCAATGCTTCAACGCGCCGATGCTATTTACATGCTAGATGGGTGGCAATCAAGCGCAGGTGCTCGGGCTGAATATGCTTTGGCTGAAAAGCTTGATATTGAGATTTTGTTTCAGGACATGAGCATTGCGCAGATGTTGAAGCGTAACGCCTCGCTTAAATAATTTAGCCCGCCGCCAGCGCCAATCACCCTCAAACAAACTCCGTGTCTGAATGGATCACGGCGGTGGGCTATTCCCTACACAACAGCATACGAACCCGACCAACGGCGGGAAGATAATTCCCCAAATGGGGAGGTGGGTTATGAAGATGGAAAAATACTCAAGCGGCATCGCGAAATTCTTCGGTGGGCTTTTGATGGGGTTTGGAGCGATGTCCTTAAATGACTGGGCTGTTTTTATTGGTATGGCTTGTGCTGTAGGTACGTTCGCCTTGAACTGGTACTACAAGGACAAGGAATTCAAGCTGAAGTTTAAGCCTAGGTCTGGAGCTGAAAATGTCACCAGCACTGAGGAATAAGATAATTGGCGTATCGGGTGGTGGGTAATGGCCTCAATCAAAACCAAACTAAGCGCTGCAGTTCTTGGTGTTGTGCTGGCTGGAGCGCCGGCGTCGGTCATTCTCAGTCAATTTCTTGATGAAAAAGAGGGAAATAGACTTTCTGCTTACCGGGATGGTCAGGGCAAGCCGACTATCTGCCGTGGTATTACTTATATCGACGGTAAACCCGTGCTGATGGGAATGAGGCTTACCGCAGCTCAATGCGACAAGTTAAACCAGAAAGAATCAGCCGCCGCCATAGCGTGGGTCGAACGGAATGTTCACGTTCCACTGACTGAACCACAGAAAGCCGGTATTGCTTCGTTTTGCCCTTACAATATTGGTCCCGCCAAATGCCTACCATCCACGTTCTATTACAAACTCAACGCCGGTGACCGTAAAGGCGCCTGCGCTGAAATCAAACGCTGGATACATGACGGCGGGAAAGATTGCCGGATTCGCTCTAATAACTGTTACGGGCAGATAGAACGCCGTGATCAAGAGAGTGAATTAACTTGTTGGGGGCTGGATGAATAAATTAACCGCCGCTCTCATTCTTGCGTTGGGTCTGCTGTCATTCGGCGTCTACTACTACCACGATGCATACAGCAAAGCCGATCATGATTTAACGCAGGCGAAACAGACAATCACCGACATGCAAACACGTCAGCGTGATGTTGCCGCGCTTGATTCGAAATACACGAAGGAATTAGCAGATGCGAAAAGCAAGCTTGATGATTTGCAGCGCTGTGTTGCTGCTGGCAAGTGCGGGTTGCGCGTCAACGTCGTCAAGCAAGCCACCGCCCCCTCCGGCATGGATGATGCAGCCAGCGCCCGACTTACTGAGTCCGCTCAACGGGATTATCTCAGTCTCCGCGAACGAATCGGAATCGCAACCAGCCAAATAAGTGGCTTGCAGGCGTATATCAATAACGTGTGCCTGAAGTAAGGATTGGTAATGGCTTGGTATCCAGCGTGGCATATCAATTGGCAGAGATTCAGATACTGGTGTGAGCAGATAGGGTTTGAATCAGCTTATTCCAAGTTAAAGACGGAGTGCCAACATGGCGAAAATACTGGCGTGCAAAATAAGCATTAAGTGGTGGGTAATTCCATACCTGCACACTTTAAATATTTTCTGTTTCATCTTCGCAACCGAACCAAACATTGACGCCATTGGTAACTTCATCGTGAAGCATGGTGTCAAGACAGAGATTGTTTAACCCCACTGGAGGTTGATCACATCTTGCTGACGGGTAAGCCGTAAGTGGTGTAGCAACGCCGAGAGGAGTAGCAAAGCCGCGAATCAGAGTGGAAAGAAGTATTGAATCAAGTGATATATGGTTTTGTGGTTTTTACTTAAGAAAAATAATGCGATACCGACTACTGCAGTAATGTTCATTTCAATTTTGATGTTAATCATGGTTTGTCCCTCACGTTACGGGAGCAATGTTGCTCCCAATCGTGAGTCGTATTAATTTTCACATATAAAACAGTTAGTTATATTTTCCACTAAAACCAAAAAAAACAGGGCTCAGTTTAACGACTGGGCCTTTTTTATACCCGCAATACCCCGCGCACCGAAAGCGCAATAACCCACCGAAGAACCTGTTTAGGAATGAAGCCTGTGGATCCCAGCATGACTGGCGAGTCTCTTCGGGCTGCTATCCATTTCGGCAGGCTTCATCTCTAAAAAGGTAATCGCCATGCAATTAGTAGAAATTAAGAAATTTGATTTGGTTACTAACTCCGCCGCTATTGCTGAGGGAGTTAAGAAAGACCATAAACCAGTTATTCAGCTCATCAGGAAATACAAAGCAGACTTGGAAGAGTTCGGAAGGGTAGAATTTGAAATGCGACCCTTTCAAACAGATGGTGGTATGCAGAAGCAAGAGGTGGCCCTGCTTAATGAGCAGCAAACCACTCTGCTGATAACGTACATGCGTAACAGCGATATCGTTCGTGCTTTCAAAAAGCGCCTGGTATCGGAATTCTTCAGGATGCGCGGTGCGCTGGCTAGCAAGAAGTTAGACCGCAACACTTCACGTCTCGAATATAAGCCAATGACTGATGCTATTAAGCATGAGCGCGAGGCTTTGGGTAAAACCATATCGCCACACCATTTCAGTAACGAAGCCGACTTAATCAATCGAATCACCCTGGGCATGACATCAGCTAAGTTCCGTGTGCATAACGATATAGACAAGAAAGAGTCTATTCGTGACTACCTGACTCCTGAGCAGATCCACTGCATCACAGAGCTACAACGTGCGAACACTGTGTTCATCAGCATGGGATGGGAGTTCGAACATCGCAAAGAAGTGCTGAAGGGGATGTTTGAGCGAAACCACAAGGCTCCGCTCATTGAAGAGCAGCACCGGTTGGCGGCCTGATCATGACGGCAAACAAATACAATGAGGATTGCTTCTCTGAAATGTCGGCAATGCTTGATATCGCCTGCCAAAACTTAGCCGTTGGCAGGATAGATGAAGGCAGAAAAATGACTGAACTTGCCAAGCGTAAACTGGACGAGTTTAGAGATGAAGCATTCCCGATTAAGCCTGAATAACTGGGTTGAGAGCCACTTTCACAACGGCTCCCCATTACAAAGCTAATATGAAATTCCATCACATAAAGTGTCGTTTCTTACTTCTACCTTGAGTAATATATGGGTTTACCTTCTGCAGAGGATAATTCAATGTCGAGCTCGATAACGGTAGTTTGTTGTGAGTGTGAAAATCATTACTGGGATGAGGAAGTATCTGACGAAATCGCTGAATCTTATGAAGATGAAGTTGAGTTCATATACGACGCTGAAGATGGTGAAAACTATCCCGACCCTGGTAGCTTTTCTCAGTGGGCTTTGAATAATCGCTTCCCGAGGGAGTCATGCAGCGGGTGCGGGAGCGATGGTGCATTCCGCGGGTGGACAGATAACGATTAAAAGTTGTAACGAATAACCGCCTCCGGGCGGTTTTTTATTGTCCGCTGACAATACTATTTACGAGTCGGCTAGATAATGTTCATTTGTAGAAAATACCAACAGCCCATCCAAAGATAGTTTCATATATCGGGTTATGATAAATGCTGTCTGTAGTATTCAGGACTTCAGCCATTGATTCGATAGTGGATTGATTTTCAATAATTCCAATGGTAGCGGGAGTCTCTTCATCCTCATCAATCCATTCAAAAAGAATGATGGGTCTACCTTTCAAAACTGCATCAGAAACGACGATGTAAGAATTGTACATCTCGAATTTAATCTTGTATGGGCTGAGAATGAAGTGTCGAACAGGGCATAAATACAGAGAATCATCTTTATTAAGTGCTGTTTTCCAATCAAAAGTACCCATTAATCAACTCCCATCCATTATTTTGATGAGTAATATCTCGTATCTAATCGCATAAACCAAGGAATAACTAATGACCAAACCAGATTGGGAGGCCATCGAATCGGCGTACCGAGCTGGCTTGATGTCCCTGCGAGAAATAGCCTCACAACATAGCATCAGTGAAGGTGCTATACGCAAACGTGCAAAGCGTGATGATTGGTCGCGTGACCTATCTGCAAAGATAAAAGAACGTGCTGAGGATTTGGTACGCAAAGAAGAGGTACGCAAGCAGGTACGCACTGAAACGACACTGACCGAACGCGTACTCATTGAAGCTAGCGCCGAGGTTATTGCCAATATCCGCATGGAACATCGTGGTGATATCCGGCGAGCCAGAGAGATAACCAACGCTCTGTTTGATGAGCTAGGTGCCGAGTGCGCTGATATCGAATCGCTTCGAAAATTAGGCGAACTGATGCTCGAGCCAGATGAGAATGGGCGCGACCGGCTGAATGAAGTGTATCAGTCGATAATCGCACTGCCTGAGCGAGTCAAAGCAGTTAAGGCACTCAGCGACGCCATGAAGAACCTTATTGGACTTGAGCGCCAAGCCTACGATATCGGCGACGACAAAGGCGACAACGTTGTTAGTAAACTCTCCGACCTAATGGATTCATTGTCTCAGGGGGCTTAATGAAACCTGAGCACCTCAAGCTGCTGGCAGATAAAGACTGGCGGCTGAATAACCTCTACTGGATCACCGACAAAGAAGGTAAGCCGATACGCTTCAGGATGACACCTGAACAGCGTGAATACTTCGAAGGTATCCACACTCGCAATATCATTCTAAAAGCTCGTCAGCTTGGCTTCACGACTGAGGTTTGCATTATTCAGTTGGATGCCGCGCTATTTGAGTCTGCCAAATGCGCGTTGATTGCTCACACACTAAATGACGCCCGGAGGCTGTTTCGCGAAAAGGTGAAATACGCTTACGACAAGTTACCCGATGAAATCAAAGCAGCCAATCCGGCAAGCAATGATTCCGCTGGCGAGTTGGTATTTAACAAAGGCGGTTCACTCTACGTCAGCACCTCATTTCGTGGCGGTACGCTGCGTTACCTGCACGTTTCTGAATTCGGCAAGATATGCGCAAAGTATCCCGATAAGGCACGTGAGATTGTCACTGGTGCGTTTGAGGCGGTATCGACTGGATGCTTTGCCACTATAGAAAGCACTGCTGAAGGCCGCGCTGGTTACTTCTTTGATTACTGCCAGACTGCTGAGAAAGCTCAGTTGCAGGGCAAGAAATTATCCCCGCTGGACTGGAAGTTCTTTTTCTTTTCCTGGTGGAAGAATCCACAGTACGCAATCGACCCGGTTGAGGCTTTACCGCAACGCATTGTTGATTACTTTGCTGAGATGGAAGCCAAGCACGGCGTTCATCTAAACGAGCGCCAGAAAGCCTGGTACTACGCCAAAGAAAAGACGCTCGGCGATGACATGAAGCGGGAATATCCAACTATCCCCGCCGAAGCATTCCAGCAATCAGTCGAAGGCGCTTACTACGCCAAACAGTTCCGCTGGCTCTATACCAACAAGCGGATCTGCAAATTACCTGATAACTCACATTTGCCGGTTCACACGTTCTGGGATATTGGCGTGGGTGACTCAACGGCCATCTGGTTCGTGCGTGAGGTGGGCGAGGAATTCCACATCATCGACTACTACGAAAACTCCGGTGAAGGTCTACGGCACTATATGAAGGTGCTGAAAGACCGTGGCTATACGTATGGCGACCATTGGGGGCCACACGACATAGAAAACCGTGAATTCGGATCTGATGCTAAGTCTCGCAAGGAGCTGGCGCGGGAAGGTTACGAAATCGACGGGCAGATTTATTCCATGACATTCAAAGTGGTGCCTAAAACTGGCGTCGATACCGGCATCGAATCAGTGCGTGAAATTCTGCCTAAGTGTGTCTTTGATGATGAGAAGTGCGCTGAAGGCATAACTCACCTTGAGGGCTACCGGAAGGAATGGGACGACAAGCGCGGTTGCTGGAAAGACAAACCACTTCACGATCACACCTCTCACGGCTCTGATGGGTTCCGTTACTTTGCTGTAGCGAAGAACAACCATAAAAAGCCAACCGGCAAAGTCACTCAACTACGGATGTAACCCATGCCAGATATTTCAACACCCAATCTCGATTATGGGAACATGACCGAGGCGTGGGACATTAATGACGCTCTGATGGGCGGTACGCTTTATATGCGCCAGCTCGGAGAGCAGCATTTACCCAGATGGCCCAATGAAGATGGTGATAGCTACAAGCAGCGGCTATCCGTAGCTACATTGCTACCAGCTTATGAAGAAACGATTAAGAATAACGTTGGGCGGGTATTTTCTGAGCCAACACAACTTAGCGAGACTACGCCTGATGTAATTATTGATTACACCAAAAATTTTGACTTGGAAGGAAATCGCTTAGATGTGTGGTCGCAGGAATATTTCAGCCTTGCCCTACAATACGGCCTTGCACATGCTCTGGTGGATTATCCCCGCGTAGGTGATATCAAAACAAAAGCCGAAGAGAAAGCGACTGGTGCAAGGCCTTATGCTGTTTTGATTAACCCGCGTCAGGTCATCGGCTGGAAGTCAGAAACTAAAGATGGAAAGGTCAGGCTTACCGAGTTGCGTATAAAAGAAATTGTTGTCGAAGATGCTGAAAATTACGCACAGCACAAGATTGAGCAAATTCGCAAACTTACTCCTGGTGCAGTTGAACTGCATCGTAAGTCAACAGGCAAGAGTGCTGATGGCGGTGATGTATGGGTCATTCATGACTCATGGGAAACATCACGTAAGGACATTACCTTGGTTACTCTTTACACCAAGCGCACTGGTTTCATGTGTGCAACACCACCGCTCATTAGCTTGGCATTGCTGAATATCAAGCATTGGCAGAGTCAAAGTGAACAAGACAATATTCTTCATGTTGCCCGTGTGCCATTGCTGACAGTATTCGGACTAGAGGATGGGCAAGAGTTAACGATTGGTGCATCAAGTGCTACGAGGTTCACTGACCGCTCCAAGCAAGGTCTTGAGTATGTAGAACATACTGGTTCTGCTATCAAGTCAGGGGAGGATTCACTGAATGATTTAGTTGAGCAAATGCGACAAGCTGGGGCCAAGATGCTCCGAGCAGAGAACACGTCAACAAAAGCAGTAGATCAGGTCACTGAAGAGCGAATGCAGGAACAGTCTCCGCTCTATACGATGTCCAATTCTCTTGAGGATGCACTGGATAACATTCTGCAAATCATGGCGGAGTGGTCGGGTGAGAATGACGGTGGCAGTGTTGATATTCGTACAGAGCTGGAAACAGCGGAGCAGGCGTTTAATTCGACCTCTGCGCTTGCTATACAGGCATTGCGTCAAGGCGGGGATATTCGACCTATTGATGCGGTTCGTGCTCTGCAAGTTCTCAAGATTATCGATCCCGATGCTAAGCCGGATGAAGTATTGGACGAGCTTAATAACTCAGGCCCAACCATCGCAGGTGGCTAAATGGCAACGATTAACGAAAGGCTACGTGATGAAACAATAGCACATAGCCTGTTTCAATCTCGTTATGGTGCTGGTGTTGCCCGTGAAATGGTTAAGGTGCTCAACGAGAGCGACGCAGAGATATCTGCTCGATTAATTGTGGCTCTTGATGGGGTTAATCCAAACAGTGTCACTGTGAAGCGCTTAGAGAGTTTGCTTGCGAGTGTGCGCCTAGTGAATAAACAAGCTATTAATGCGATGTATGCCTCTTTATCCGATGAACTATTGGATTTTGCAAAGCATGAAGCAGGTTATCAACTTAGTTTGTTTGACTCGTTATTGCCGGGGCCAGTTTTAAATCGATTCCCGTTAGCAGCGATTACCCAAGAGCAGGTTTACGGCGCTGCAATGGCTCAACCGTTTCAAGGCCGATTACTACGAGACTGGGCGGAGAATATCGAAGCTGACCGGATGACCCGTATTATCAATGCTGTTAAAAACGGTTACCTGGCTGGCGATACCGTTGAGCAGATAGCGAGAAAGGTTCGCGGCACAAGAGCAAGAAACTATCAAGATGGCGCAATCGAGGCGGGACGGAAGAATGTTACTGCTGTGGTGAAAACGGCTGTCACTCACTTGGCTGCTGTCGCGCGGGATAAGTTTGCTGATAATAACAGCAATATTATTGACGCCAAACAATGGCTCAGTACATTGGACAATAAAACCTCTCACGACTGCATTATCCGCGATCGTCTCAAATACACGCTGGAAGGTAAGCCAATCGGGCACAAGGTTCCATATCTTCAGGGGCCGGGACGCATTCATTTCTGTTGTCGCTCAATGGAGACTTTAATCACTAAGTCATGGCGTGAACTGGGGATCGATATCGACGAAATGGACGAAGGCACTCGCGCCAGCATGGATGGGCAAGTACCGGCAGGAACGACATACGGTGAGTGGTTGCAACGGCAATCTTACCGCCGACAAGTTCAGGTGCTTGGCGAGACTCGCGCCAGGCTAATGAAGGATGTTGGCATGCGTACAGATGAATTCTTTACTGATACAGGCGAGTGGTTGACGCTAAAGCAATTACAACAACTTGAACTGTGACCATTGGGTATTATCTTCTTGATGGCACTAGCGAATAAGGTTCAAACATGGAAGTATCATGCTTTATTTATGCGAGCGAGATGACACATGGATATTGCCAAAATTATTGAAAATGCACTCTATAACCAGAGTGCTGAAAATGGGAAAACCGGAATAGAGACTGATATACCCGGACTGATGCGTATTCTTGAGAAGCACGGCTACGGATATTTACAGCGAGAAGAGTTGGAAGACGCAATACGAAACCAAAATAAGATTAAGTTTGCGATTACTGAGTTTTCAAACAAAGAAACAGAGATTTCGCTTATTTCTTACAGTGGACTATCAGAGTACTAAACGTGCACTTTTGAATCATATTACCAGCAATTCTCTATTTTTTACTGTTCTGACGCGATACGAAATAACGTATCAAGCCAAGTAATTACAAGTTCATACAACCCCGCCACCGAGCGGGGTTTTTTATTACCTGTCGTTAGCGGATGCGATACGGCGAGCGGGTCGGATGACCTTTTTAAAATGGCCGGAAGGCTTGGAGATTAACCATGAAATTGAAATTAGATGCAGATGGAAAAGTAGTTGTTGAGAACGGAATGCCGGTTTATGTCCATGACGACGGCAAGGAAATTCCATTCGATGCTTCTGCTGCACTGAGCAAAATCACAGCGCTGAACGGTGAAGCTAAAACTCATCGAGAAGCGAAGGAAGCGGCGGAAGCCCAGCTCGGTAAATTCTCTGGCATCGACGACCCAGCTAAGGCGATTGAAGCCCTGCAAACCTTAACCAAAATCGACCAGAAGAAACTGATTGATGCGGGAGCGGTAGATCAGGTTAAAGCGGAAATTACCAAGGCATTTCAAACCCAACTGGATGACGCAAACGGCAAGAATAAGACTCTGGAGGATCAGCTTTATAAAGAGATGATTGGTGGGCGCTTCGGTAGTTCCACATTCATCAAAGATAAAGTCGCTATTCCATCTGACTTTGTTCAGGCGCGTTTTGGTCAGTCATTCAAGATTGAAGATGGCAAGGTTGTGGCCTATGACACATCAGGCAATAAGGTGTTCTCTCGCACTAAGCCTGGTGAACTTGCTGACTTCGATGAGGCGCTGGAGTTTTTGGTCGAACAGTACCCGCAGAAAGATCACATCCTCAAGGCATCCGGCAACAATGGTGGCGGCTCACAACAGCAGACGCAACATCAGCACGGACAAAAAACACTGAAACGCACCGCGTTTGATTCAATGGGTATGGCAGAACAACGCGCCGCACTCAAAGACGGCGTGGCGATCGTAGACTAATTGGAGCTATAAAATGGCAGCAACAAATACCCTAACGGGCCTCATCCCAACAATTTACACCGCGTTGGATATTGTTTCACGTGAGCAAACAGGTTTCATCCCAGCAGTGGCCCGCAATACCAAAGCGGACTCAGCCGCAAAAGGGCAAACAGTATCAGCACCAGTCGCACCAGCAGCCAAGACGGTTGATATTGTCCCAGGTCCGACAGCATCAGGTGATGCAGGGCAAGAGATTGGTAATGTGGATGTTGTGATCACTAAATCCAAAATGGCACCGGTCCAATGGAACGGCGAAGAGCAACTCGCTATTGGGCCGGCAGGGACATACAACACCATTCTTGCTGATCAGTTCAAGCAAGCATTCCGAGCGCTTGCTAATGAGGTTGATTCTGACCTTGGCGCACTGTATTACGGTTCGTCTCGCGCTGTTGGTACTGCTGGTACTACACCGTTTGGTATCGCGGCTGATTTGTCAGACTTCGCGGATTCTCGTCGTGTCTTGGAAGATAACGGCGCACCTACAACTGACCTGCAAATGGTACTGGGTTCAGCGGCTATTTCGAACATTCGCGGTAAACAATCAGTGCTGTTTAAAGTGAATGAAGCCGGTACTGAAGAGCTTCTGCGTGAAGGTATCATTGGTCGTATTGAAGGGTTCAGTCTGCATAACTCAGCAGGCGTTAAGCGGGTTACAGCAGGTACTGGCGCAGGCTTCTTAGTCAATAAGGCTGGCGGTCATGCGGTCGGTGACCGGCTGATCTCTGTTGATACTGGCACTGGCACTGTGAAAGTGGGTGATGTAGTCGCCTTTGATGGCGATGACCACAAATACGTGGTGGCCGCTGCCACTTCATCAGTTATCACCATTGCAGCACCCGGATTGATGAAAGCACTGGCTGACAATGCAGCGGTGACCGTGGGCGGTAATTACACCGCTAACATGGCATTTGACCGAAATGCCTTCTTGTTGGCATCACGTACTCCGGCAATGCCTGATGGTGGTGATACCGCTGATGACGTGATGAATGTTACCGACCCTGTGTCTGGTATTACGTTCCAGATCGCACTGTATCGTCAGTACCGTCAGGTGCGTTATGAGGTTGGTTTGGCGTGGGGTGTCGCGTCGGTCAAGCCTGAGCATAGCACTATCATCTTGGGTTAATTATCAAGGGGCTTCGGCCCCTTTCTTATTTGGAGTAATAAATGGCCGGATTAACGAAAGAGCAGCGTGAAGCAAAGAAACTGATTGCTAATGTGGCAGATCCAACGGCAACTAATATCCCTGTTGAACCTGTTGAACCTGTTGAACCTGTTGAACCTGTTGAACCCATCACATTTATTCGCATGAATCGTGAATCACCAATGCTGCCTGGCGGACCAACTGAAGCAGATGTTAACCCTGAATCAGTAGATTTATGGTTACTGGACGAATGGCGTATTAGCGAGTAAGGGCGGCTTATGTTGGTTACTAACCCAGACTCTCCCAGTTTCAATAGTTACGCAAGTGTCGATGATTTGAGAGCTTTGGCAGCGTCTCGCGGATATAACGTACCGGTGGATGACGAATCCTGTGAGCGATTGCTGTTGCAGGGAATGGACTACCTTGCAGGTCTTATATGGAAAGGGAGCCGAACGGTAGCTGAACAAACGTTATTCTGGCCGCGCACTGGGGTTGTGGTAGATGGTTACCTGCTGCCTAAAGACGTCATCCCAAAGCAAGTTATACAGGCGCAATGCAGGCTGGCAATTGAAGCACAAGAAATAGATTTATCTCCAGCATTTGCCGGTGGCGGTGAGGTAACTCAAGAGACAGTAGTTGGCGCAGTTAGCGTTTCATATGCAGAAGGCTCCAGTGTTTCAGCCCCGAGCTTTACTTGGTTAAACGGGTTGTTGCGCGGAATGATAACCAGCACAAACCAAGTTCGCATGGTGAGGGGATAAAATGTCGGAATTGAAAATAGTTCCATTCATCAAAGACAGCACGGCAGAACACAACAAAGCCAATGTCATCAGATTACTAAAAGAAGCGCTAGCGTTTGCCGAAAATGGCAGCCCTCAGAGCCTTGCGGTGATAATGATCAGCAATGGCGATGTTATGGATTGTTATCACCATGGTGGCGCACCATACATGATGGTGGGTGCGATTGAATCACTTAAAACTGACTATATTCACGCTCAGATAGAAAGGCGATGATATGGCTATCAATTACCCACGGATGCGAGCGACAGCAACACGATTGTTAACTGAGAATGGCATCGCTTACCAACTCACTCGTGGCGGCGGTGTAGAGTTTATCGGTGGTATCGAAGTTGATATCCCACTCGAAACTTATACGGTTATTGGCGTCATTTCCAGTTACTCTCCCGGCGAGATTGACGGCACCTTAATCCAGAACGGTGATGTGAAAATGTCGGCAACGGCTGATGTTGAAATACGCATTGGCGATCTGATTATGGTTGATGGCAAAAAACACCGAGTCATTAAACCTAATCCAGTAAAACCCGCTGCATTGTTGATTTGTTATAAACCACAACTGAGGGCGTGATATGGCTGACAACTCCAGCTTCATGACTTCAATTAATGCGTTTATTGAAAAGGGTAAGCGTAATCAGGAATTGGTAGTTCAAAAAGCGGGCATCAAAATTCTTAATCGGTTGGTCACGATGTCGCCGGTTGGAAATCCTGAGTTGTGGGCAATCAATGATACTGCCGTTTCATACAATGATGCAGTTTTCGAACATAACGAAGAGATGAAGAAAGACTCAGCCAACCTCACCAAAACAGGGCGACTGAAAAAACGGGCTAGGGTGACGGACAGCATGGAAGTCAAAGCGCCTGCTGGTTATACCGGTGGTCGATTTAGAGGTAACTGGCAGGTTGGCCTGGATGTTCAACCGGACGGTGAAACAGGGCGAATCGATAAGAGTGGCAACATGACCATGGCTGTGGGCAATTATATGCTTGAGCAGTTCAAGGTCGGGACCAAGGCCATCTACTTCACCAACAACGTCCCTTACGCTTACCGGCTTGAATTTGGTCATTCATCACAAGCCCCGAATGGGATGGTCCGCATAACCGCCGAGGACGCTGTTAAGTACTTTACCGAGGCAGCTAATGAGGTGAATAAGTGAGTACTCAACGAATCACTGCATTGCTTGAAAACCGGCTTGGCGAATGGGCAGCGATTAAAAGCATTCCGCTAGCTGCCGAGAACGTTAGATTTGATGATACTGGTGATATGTATCTGCAATCGCATGTCATGCCAGCCACGACAGACACTATCGATCTGGCTCAGGTATCACGCGTATTTAAAGGCGTGTATCAGATTAATATCAACGCTAAGGCAGGTAGTGGTAAATCCAAATCTCATTCTATTGCCGCTCAATTGATAGAATTGTTCAACCTCAATACTGAGCTGACGGATGGAGTGGTGACCTGCTATATCAACAGCGTTCCAAGCCAGTTTCCTGGCATTACTAACGACATCACATATACAACACCAATCAGCATGAGCTATCGCGCTGACATCATTTAAACCTCAATAAGTCCCACATCTACCGGCCTATGCCGGTTTTTTTATATCCAAAATCGGAGAATTACCATGGGCTTTGCTCTACCAAATGGCGCGGGTATCTACCTGGCTAAAACATATGAAACCGAGTTAGCAGTAACGGCCGTTTCTAATGCTGTTGACGCAGTGCTGACTGTGGCGACGGATCACGGCATCGCTGAAGGCGATATTGTGCAACTTACATCCGGTTGGGGTGCATTGAATGATCTTGCAGCTAAGGTGACAGCATCAACCTCAACCACGTTAACGCTTGGCTCAATTGATACATCTAATACAGACCGCTTTGCTGTGGGCGGTGGTGTGGGGACGGTTAAGAAAGTCTTGAGCTGGATTGAAATTCCGCAAATCACCGAAGTGACGAACAGCGGCGGTGACCAACAGATGATTCAAATCCAGTTCCTGAGTGATACCCGTCAGCGCAACCTGAACACGTTTAAGGCGGCTCAATCTCAAACCTTGACGTTGGCGCATGATTCCAGTCAGCCAGTCTATCCGGTATTGCGTGCCGCCGATGAAACAGAGCAAACTTTGGCAACCTACATGTATGTGCCGAAAGCCAAAGAGAATCGCTATTCAACAGTGAAAGTGTCATTTAACGACATCCCAACCACCGCGATTAATGCCATTGAAACGGTGGCCGTAGTGTTTAACCTGCAATCTCAAGCGATGACCTTCTATAAATCTGGCGCTACCGTAGCGGTTACTGGTGTCACTTTAAACAAGACCACCACTTCTCTTGCGGTGACTGCCACTGAAACATTGACGGCAACCATCTCGCCATCAAACGCAACTAACAAATCCGGCACATGGTCATCATCAGCGCCAACCAAAGCCACGGTAGATCCAGTCACTGGTGTTATCACCGGTGTTGCTGCTGGTAGTGCCAATATCATTTACACCACCGCAGATGGTGCCAAAACAGCCACTTGCGCCGTCACCGTAACTGCATAAGGAACATGACCCATGGCAGTAAAATTTACCTTGGTGCCGTCACCAACATTCAAATCTGATGTGAAAATCCCTCGCGCCGGCCTAGATGACGGCGAATTAACATTTACCTTTAAGCATTTGCCACTGAATGAAGTATCGAACATCGAGAAAACTGAAGGGCAGACGGGGTTAGATTTCGCAGAAAAGATAATCGAAGGCTGGGCGCTTCCTGAGGCATTCAATCGTGAAAATCTTGAAGTGCTCGCGAATAACTACCCGAAAGCTATCGAGAGTGTCATCAGTGCGTTTTATCGCGAACTACTCGGTAATCGCGAAAAAAACTAACCTCGGTTGCCACCGCTCTCTACACCCCTGAACCCACCCGCGAAGAACTAGCAGGTAATGGACTAACCCCTGATGATTTCGACGATGTCATTATCGAGATTTGGCCGGATGTCTGGCCTGCTTTCAATGTGATTAGAGCAATGTCCACTCAGTGGCGCACCGGAATGTCTGGGCCTACTGGGCTGGACTATGGCTGCTTATCGCAAGTCATGGATTGGGTAGGCGTAGAGAGTAAAGCAACCGTATTTGATGACATAAGGCATATGGAGAGCGTTGCGCTGTCCGTTATTCACAAGCGGAGCAAGTAAATGGCAGATATCGCAACAATATCACTACGCGCTGACACGTCCAGCTTAGAGCAGGGCGATAAAGCGTTAGATCACTTCGGGCAAACAGCGGAGAAGGCCACCAAACAAGCAGATGGCTTGAATGATGCCTTCAAGGCTGGGGCGCAGAGTCAAAAGCAAAACAACGAGAGCCTGAAGCAGCAACAGCAAGCACTTCAGGACTTATTGGCGAAAATTAATCCCGTCAATAACGCACTGAACAAACTTGATGATATGCAGTTGCAGTTATCAAAATTCCGCTCTCAGGGGATTGTTGACGACAGAACCTACCGAGAATCTGCGGTGGCGATAGGGCGCGCGCGACAGGAGCTAACCGCAGCAGCGGAAGCGAGTACTAAGGCAGGAAGGGCAGCAGCAGAGCAGGCAGCAGCAGACCGTGCAGCCACAACAGCAAAAGAAAACTTCATCACTCGCTTACGTGAGCAAACTGAACTTCAAGGGAAAACGGCTTCAGAGGTTCAGGCATATAAAGCTGCGCAAATGGGGGTTACAGAGCAAGCCGCGCCATTTATCGCAAAGCTGAAAGAACAAGAGGATGCATGGAAGAAAGGTACTGTCTCTGCTGGTCAGTATCGTATGGCTATGCGCCAATTACCCATGCAATTCACGGATATCGCCACCTCAATCGCCGGTGGTATGCCGCTGTACATGATCGCCATTCAGCAAGGCGGTCAGATTAAGGATAGTTTTGGCGGTATTGGTAATGCGCTTAAAGCTATGGCATCCCTGATCACTCCAACCACTATTCTGTTAGGTGGGGCAACGGCTGCCGTTGCAGCTATGGGGTATGCATACTTTCAAGCTGAGAAGCAAAATAGTGCCTTCAATAAGGCGATTATTACTACTGGGGGGTATTCAGGTGTAACCGCCAGTCAACTGAAGGACATGGCTTATAACATCAGTCAGTCTGGCAGTGTTTATAGTGATACAGCGGAGGCTTTAACGAAGCTTACGGCGGCCGGTGTCAAGACATCGGTAAACCTCCAAGACGCAGGGAAGTCGATTGTAGAATTCAGCCGATACTCCGGGCAATCAATTGACGATTTGGTAGGGCAGTTTGCTCGTTTATCTGATGACCCAGTTGGTGGTTCAGTCGCACTGACTGAGAAGCTTCATTATCTGACCGCAGCGCAATATCAGCATATTGCCGCTCTTGCTGAGGAAGGAAACACAGCGCAAGCAGTGACGGCTGCTACTGAAGCTCTTAGCGGGGCAATGGCGCAAAGGGCCGCAGAGATAAAGAACTCTATGGGTACTTTGCCATCATTTTTTGATGAGATAGGTAAAAGCGCATCAAAAATGTGGGATGGGATCTGGGGACTTGGTCGCGACCCATCCGAGGCTGAGGCAAGAGCTAAGCTTGTTGCCAAAATAGGCTTTGCTGAAAATGATCCACGCCGCGCCAATGGTGGCTCACCTACAGTATCCAATGAAACGTTATCTCAGTGGAAAGCAGAGCTGGCATCACTGGATGCAGTTGAGAAAAAGCAGACCAACATATCCCAAATAAACCAAGAAGCGATAAAGGCGCAGCAAGAGGTTAATAAGCTTATACAGCAGGGGCTGACCTCGGCAGAAAAAAGGGAAAAAGGGGAAAAGGAATTAAATCGCTGGATAGAAGCGAATAAGAAAGCTCATGCAGAAGACGCAACAGTAGCGTTATTCACTGAAGCTGAAATTGCCAAAGCTCGCGCTGGGATTGAAAAGCAGAACAAAGATCCCAAAACACCAAAAACCAAAGCCTACCAAGATGATGCGGCCACCAAAGCATTACTGGATAGTCAGGCGCGTGTTGCCGCTTTGCGTGAACAGGCAACCGTCACATTAACCATGACCGATCAGGAAAAGCAGCTAGCTAAATTTACTCAGCAAATTGCCGACCTGAAAAGTAAAACTATCCTCACCGCCGACCAGAAATCACTTCTTGCTCGTTCTAGTGAAATCACCGCCAGTCTTCAACTTGAGGCACAGCTTTCACGCGAAAACGTTGAGCGCAAGAAAGCCACTGAAGCCCTGAAAAAGATGGAAGAATACACGGCTTCCATTACTGCCAAGAATAAGCAGAACCAAGACCGCTTTGGTTTGACTTCTAAGCAGGCGGGAAGAGTGGATCAAGAAGCACAGCTTGATAATACCTTCCGTAAAGACACAAAAGGTATTAACGACGCTGAGCAACTGGCAAAAATCACCGCAGAATATAACAAGGCAAAAGCCGAGCTGCATGCTGGATTTAGGCAGGAGGATTTAAACGAAGGTGATTGGTTGGCGGGTATGACTCAAGGGCTAGAGCAGTACGGGGAAACAGCCAATAACGTTTTTTCTGCAACTGCTCAACTAGCCCAAACCACAATGGGTAGCATGACATCTATGGCGACTCAGATGATGACGACCGGATCGGCTAACTTGAAGCAATTCGCCACTAACTTCATGACGAGCATTGTCGATATCATCAATAAATTACTGATTGCTCAAGCTGTTCAGGCTGCGATGGGGTGGATTAGCGGTGCTGCATCGGCTGGCGCAGGGGCAGCAGGCGGGGCGGCCAGTAGTGCCAGTACGGGCGCGATGGGGATGTCTACCAGCTTCAGAGCTTATGATGTCGGAGGCTACACTGGCGACGGCGGGAAGTTCGAACCGAAAGGTGTGGTTCACGGTGGGGAGTTCGTCTTTACCAAAGAAGCCACAAACAGAATTGGTATTGATAATCTCTACAAGATGATGCGCGGTTATGCCGATGGAGGATTGGTTAGTAATGCGGTAACTGCCACCGCGCCAATGCTCGGCATGCAGGGCGGAGGGACGGCCATATCAGTCGATTTGAGTGGCATGACAATAACCACTCAGGGAAACCAACAGCAGGATAGCGGCGCAAATAATGGAGAGTTGGTTAGCAAGGCTGCGAGAAATGAAGTCATAGCTATTGTTACGCAGCAGCTTGATCGCGCTATGGGGCAAAGTGGACGTATCACCAATTTTGTCGCTAACAAAACGGGACGGTAAAATGGCGATTGAAACATTTCTTTGGCGAACACAGGGCGTCCCTGAAGGTAGCTTTAACCAGAGGGTCAGAAGCGCTCAGTTCGGTGATGGCTACAAACAGGTGGCGGGCGATGGTATCAATCCTGAAACGCAGTCATGGCCGCTAACATTTCAGGGCTTAGAAAAAGACATGATGCCTATTCTGGCGTTTATCCGCAGGCATACCACTAAGTCATGCCAATGGACGCCCCCATATGGTGTTATGGGTCTGTGGCGAGTTACCGCTGACTCCATCAAGGCCGTACCGGTTGGCGGTAATGTTATGTCCGTCTCCTTCACTTTCGAGCAATCCTTTAAGCCTTAATATCGAGTAACCCAATATGGCAATTAATACTGACTTGCAACGACTGGAGCCGGGTAACCGCGTTCGTCTGTATGAAGTGGATGGCTCTCAATTTGATGGGCCGTTGTTGCGCTTTCACGCCGACACATTACCCCACACTCCAGAGGAAATTGCGGTAGCCGATGGTGACGAAACCAAACTACCCGCTAAATCTATCTGGTGGCAGGGGGAAGAATATTCAGCGTGGCCGGTACAGGTCGAAGGTATTGAAATGTCCAGCGATGGGCAAAGTGCGCAGCCAAAGTTATCGGTAGCCAACCTTGATGGAACTATCACCGCGCTGTGTCTGGCCTTTGACGATATGGTGCAGGCCAAAGTCATTGTGCATGACACCTTCAAGCACTATCTAGATGCCGCGAATTTTCCTGATGGCAATCCAGAGGCTGATCCTGAACAAGAGAAAGTACAGGTTTACTATATCGACAGTAAATCGACTGAAACCAATGAGATTGTTGAATTCACACTTTCCAGTCCCGCAGATTTACAAGGGCTACTCATCCCCACACGCCAGATTCATTCACTTTGTACTTGGTGTATGCGTGGTGACTATCGCTCAGGTAATGGCTGTGATTATGCCGGAGCGCTGTATTTCGATGAGAAAGGCAACCCCACAGACGACCCGAGCAAGGATAAATGCTCTGGGCTATTGGTGGATTGCAAAAAGCGATTTGGCGCTGATAACCCCTTGCCATTTGGTGGATTCCCCGGCGCAGCCTTGATAAAGAGGTAGGCATGAGAGACAAAACAATTAAAGCGATATTGGCCCATGCTGAAGCGGAATACCCCAAAGAGTGCTGTGGTGTTGTGGCGCAGAAATCGCGGGTGGAGAAATATTTCCCGTGCAATAACCTGGCGACAAACCCGAATGAACAGTTTCACCTCGATCCCGCTGGCTATGTCGCGGCAGAGAATTGGGGAACCATCACGGCTATTGTTCACAGCCACCCTGACGCTACTACTCAGCCATCAGAGCTGGACATGGCCCAATGCGATAATAACGAATTACCTTGGCACATTGTGAGCTGGCCCGAAGGTGATTTACGGACCATTCAACCGCGCGGTGACCTCCCGCTAATCGGCCGCCAGTTCGTGCTGGGTCATACAGATTGTTGGGGCTTGATAATGTCCTACTTCAAGCAAACGCATGGCATTGAGCTGAAAGATTATCGCGTTGACCGGCATTGGTGGGAATCAGGAGCAGAAAACTTCTATATGGATAACTGGCATGAATGCGGATTCCGTGAGTTCAGTGGCCCAGCGCAACCAGGCGACCTGATCATCATGCAAGTTTCAGCACCTGTTGCGAATCATGCGGGGATTTTGCTGGGCGATGGGATGATGCTGCACCATTTATACGGACAGCTTAGCCAGAGGGTGCCTTATGGAGGCTATTGGCAGGAAAGGACAGTGAAGGTGGTTCGTTACAACGGTCTGTAATTCAAGTACGCCTACTTGGTGTTTATATTTTGATGGAAGAATAAATGAAAATAGAAAGCATCGTTTTTTTAAACGACCACATGACCCTTGACTGTGATCGTGAAGAAGATTTGTTCTGGCTCCAAATATCTGCATCGTTGGGATGGATTTGCTTTACTCGGATCAGGAGTGGTGAATCAACGTTTGTAGCCACTGAATTACGTTTGGCGTCTGATTCAATCCCTTGCTTACCAATTCAAGGGCGATGTGTTTTGTGGTCTCGTAAGGCAGCTCTCGAAGCTGAGACAAAAATTTCTTCTTATCGGGAGAGTCTGGAGCATTTTGGTTAATAAAATCTGCTATTTGTTGGAACGCTTCGTTGTGAAACCTGACTGACGTTACCTTCAAAATGGCGCTAAGTCCTTCATCACCTAAAAGAAAATCAACACCATCTTTTGTTGCCTTGAGTGAGTTTAGAAGTAGATTTAAATCATAATGTATCTCACCGTACCTGGTTTCCAGAAGTCCATGCTCGAACAAGTAATGGATATTGGCAATACTGGACTCTGCATCAGTAAAAATACCTTTATCCTTAAAATTACAGGCTTCTGTTGGCAGTGGATAGGACTTAACGGCCTCCTGAAGAATAATAAGCTGTATTTCCCTGCTGAATTTGTTCACTGGTTTTTCCGGTTATCTAATTAACCATTCAAGATAAGTGCAAATCATTTTTACCGATATCCTGACATTTGATCAGTGATCTGGCGCGTCCGTGCGCCGGTGGGGTCAATCTTTGTCTAATTCTTTAAAAATGTCATCCAGATTGTCATTTTCTGGAATTTTGCTTGGATGATGCGGGGCTAGAGGCGGCAAGGCTGGCTAAGGCTGCGTAGTTAAGCACCTCAAGCTTCGACTATTCAGTGTTTTTTTTATTCCACTTCTTGCTAGCTATCGTTTGAACGGTTTTGGCATCATGTGCCTTCCACCAATTTGTAGCTTCCTTGCCAAGACTGTCATCACCATTAATGCCTAATAATTCAAGATTCTCTTCAATTTCTCTCAAGGCCTCATTCATTTTTATCCTTGCGATTGCTGTTCTAGATATTATCAACCCCCTTCGAACATCTTCGGGCATCTTCATCAGGCTTTCTTTTGATGCTATTGCCTCATATATGCCAGAAGTCAAGTGATCCTGAAGGGTCTGCACTATCTCGGAATTCATTGAGCGGCCATTGGACTTTGCTCTGGCAGCAATAGCGTCACGCATCCCGTCTGGCATCCTAATTGTAAATCTTTCAACGAAGGCTGGATCTTCTTTTTCAGTCATTTTTTTGAACCGTAAAAATTTATATAAAACAAAGTAGCATCATATTGACATTATCCACAATGACATCATAATGGTGTCAGGCATCAAAATGATGTCATCTTAACAAGGGGTAAGTAAATGCAAGATGTTCTCTATACCGGGCGTAAGAATGATAGTTTTCAACTGCGCCTGCCGGAACGCATGAAAGAAGAGATCCGCCGTATGGCTGAAATGGATGGGATTTCTATTAACTCTGCGATTGTGCAGCGGTTGGCGCGATGCTTGAGAGATGAGCGTTCTAATGCAGCGTAAAAATGGCGAAGCCTCGAAGTGCGCGAACACAAACGAGGCTTCTAGCGTCAGCAACCTTAAGCGAGTAACCGACATGAAAAGTATAGCGAATTCAGAACTTAATTTCCACGGTACAGCACTAATTCCAGTTACTGATGTTAATGGCATCTGGCTGACATCAGCAGATGTTGCAAAGGCGTTAGGATACAAAAGCACTAAATCAATTTCTAATCTATTTGCCCAGTATGAAGACGAGTTTTCTCAAGGAATGACAATGGTCATCGAATCAGTGACCAATGGGATTAACGGCTCATCACGCCGTATGAAGGTGCGCGTTTTCTCACTTCGCGGCGCTCACCTGATAGCGATGTTTGCCCGTACGCCGGTAGCTAAAGAGTTCCGCCGCTGGGTGCTAGACATTCTGGATCGCGAAGTTGCCAATTCACCGATTGTGAAGCAGTTCACTGATGAAGAGTTATGCACTCTCTGCTGGTTGTGGAGAAACGCGGTTTCGATGATCAGTAATTCCGCTGATGTTTATCCAATTTTACGCGCAGCAGAACACCGGCTAGCTGGTTCAGTATACTCAGCGGCCCATGAATATCCTCGCAACACCAACAAAGTGAGAGCGTTACTTGAGCGTGAGACGGCGCACATAAAAGCGGGACCGTTCACTGATGATAATTGGCGGGTGCTTAACCGTTTGAGGGTGGGGCAGTTGCTTAACTAACTTTGCCGGAACACAGGCAATAAAAAACCGCCAGTTAGAGCTGGCGGTCATGTCAAATAAAACTGTGAGGTCTTTAATGACTGATTTAACTTTAGCAAATAAATCTCTGCCTGTCATCGCTGGCGTTGAGATTAACACTGATACAGAAGGGCGCTTTAACCTGAACTCGTTACACAAGGCCAGTGGTAAGGGTGAAGATAAATCACCTAGCCAATGGATGCGTCGGGCTACTACTAAAGCACTGGTTAATGAGCTAAGTGTAAATTCGCACTTAGGTTATGAAGTAATCAAATCAGTTAAAGGTGGCATCGCTCCAGGCACCTTCGCTCACGAACTTCTTGCTGTCGAATATGCTGGGTGGATTTCCCCATCCTATCGCCTGAAAGTTAACCAGACATTTCTCGACTATAAGGCAGGTAAACTAAAACCAGCATTCGATCCGATGGCAGCATTAAATGACCCTGAGTTTTTGCGCGGCACATTGCTGACCTACAGTGAAAAGGTGATCGCGCTAGAACATAAGGTAGAAGTGATGCAGCCAGATGTCGATGCACTGGAACGCATTGCAAAGTCTGATGGTGCTCTGTGCATTACCGATGCCGCGAAAAACTTACAGGTACAGCCTAAGTTCCTTTTTCGCCTGATGTCGGAGAATCGCTGGATTTACAAACGACTAGGTAGCAAAACGTGGATCGGATATCAGGACAAGATTCAGTCTGGATATCTTGAGCACAAAGTGCATACGGTTATTCGCAATGATGGTAGCGAGAAAGTGACCGAGCAGGCTCTTGTTACCGCTAAAGGACTTACCAAACTGTCAAAAATGCTTGGCATCAATGGTGTAGCAGCTTAAATAGCACCAAAATAATTTAACGAGTAACCAAAGCCCAACCCACTTAACTGTGGGTTTTTGCGTTGCCTTGCAGCGATCCCCTGCTATCATGTAACGAACTGTTATGGATGGGGATAATGGAGTGATAATAGTAAAGTCTGATTTAGCTCAGTTCCTTACAGAAAAAGGTGTTCCATCTGAATGCACTCAATGCGGGCATGACTATAACAATACTTTTGTTTCACCGTTGGCAAAGGTTGCTGATGCTGAAATCTTCATTTTTGAAAATCGTTCTCTCTTAGACAGCGACGGCACAACAGCCATATTAAAGTACTATCCTGTTTATTGTGATAATTGCGGCTATGTTCGGATGTTTAATGCAGATCACATTAGTCAATGGATATTAGATAGAGACCAAGAAAAATTGAAAGGTGACAAAAATGAGTAATGTCACTCCTATTGGTACCCCCATATCGGGCAAGGGTGGCTGGGGTGGGAATGGCTCCGGCCAGGATGATGGCGGAGGTGGAGGAGATATGCATATACGTGTCGCCAAACTTGAATCAGATGTAGAGCATATAAAAAAATCATTAGATGAGGTTAAGTCTGATGTCCGCGAGATTAAGCGTGATATTAGGTCTGAGTTTAATGAAGTAAAACGCGACTCAAAAACTGATTTTAGATTACTTTTTGGTGCGATAATAGCTGTAGCCCTTGGTTTATCAGGGTTAATGGCTAAAGGTTTTCATTGGCTTTGATGGGGATAGGGATATGTTCAAAGGGGTTATTGCAGGTTTATTGCTAATGGTTTTTGTTTCTTGTGGCGTTTTTGCTAGCTCAGATAAAACTGTAATAAAAGATGTGGCCACATCAGTATGTCAGGGTCGAAGTACTGGGGTTGAATTGTGTGAGCGCATTGTAAATACAGCTATTATTAAAGCCTATGAAGCTGGGTATATAAAGGCTGGTTGCGCTGTTGGTGTTGAGGAAGAAGGTTGCGAGCAAAATAAGAAAATTGAAGAAGAGATAGAAAGCATCCCGACAAATAAATAATAAGGTTAAGAATGAAAAATATAATCATTGGATTGGTTGCTATAGTTCTAGCTGGATGTTCAAGCATAAGTGAAATGAGAGAGCGCGGGCCACATTCAGAGTTTAAGAGTAAAAAAGATGCTCAAGCTCTTGCCACTTGCATCACCATGGAATGGCAGAAATTTAAAGTTGTTGGCGGCGGTGCTACAGACGTCAGTATGATCTTACTACCAAATGGGTTTTCAGTATTTACCCCAAACCAAACAGAAGTAGCAGATGTACAAAATATAGATAATGGTTCTACAGTTAAGTTTTTTGTTCAAACAGGATTATTTGACTGGAGAATTAATCAGAGAGTTGATGGAATCAAAAAATGTATTTAACAGAAATGTAAAACAAATCAAGGTCGCTAACGCGGCCTTTTTTATTGGAGATAATATGACTGTATTTGCGCAAGAAGTAATGACACCGATAAAACTAAGTGGCTCATTGGCTAAGATGTTCGGTCGAGACCATCAACGATTAGTTGGTAGCTCTGGCGAGGTTATTAAGGCTTTATGTGTAACCATTCCTGGCTTTGAGCAATACCTGATGACTGCCAAGCAGCGTGGGCTAACGTTTGCCGTATTCAAAAACAAGAGAAATATCGGCAAGGATGAGTTGGAGCTTGCCAGTGGTGGACAAGAAATTCGCATTGTTCCAGTAATTATAGGGAGCAAACGGGGTGGGCTATTCCAGACCATACTCGGTGTAGCTTTAATCGGTATGGCAACATTTATGAGTGGAGGCTTGGCAGTGGCGTTTGGTGCGGGTGGCGTATGGGGTGGTGCAATGGCAATGATGGGCGCATCCATGGCCCTTGGCGGCGTAATCCAGATGCTATCCCCTCAGCAGAGTGGGTTAGCCATGAGGCAATCGCCAGACAACAAGCCAAGCTATGCATTCGGCGGCCCGGTTAACTCTACGGCTCAGGGTAATCCGGTGGGCGTTCTGTACGGAAAGCGTCGAATTGGCGGTGCGGTTATCTCTGCGGGTATTTATGCCGAGGATGCTCAGTAAGAGCAACTATTTTAATTAACGCCGAAAGGCAGGAGTGAGTTATGACTTTAGAACAGCGGTTAGCAGCAGTAGAAGCAGAACTGGAAAAAATGAAAACGCAGCAAAAGGATAATAAATATACCGCGGAGTTGATGAATAAAACCATCACGGAGACCATTAAAAAACAGAGCCGTCCTGGTGGTTTACTTTATCGGTCTGAGCGTCGAGAAAACGCGGCCATATCTCAGGCCGCATCAAATATTATTGAGAATGCACTCTTAATGCAGCCTCGGACATCTTGATAGCCATTTCTTTAGATAGTTTTAGTTGCTCAGATATGTGAGGGTGGGTATTCGAATTTTCAATATCATCCCAAAGCTTTGTTAAATTGGAATGAAATTCCTTGAGTTGACTTTCATTTGTAGTAGCTAGCAGTGAGCGAATAACTGACTCCAAGGCACTTAACTGCACGACAATACTATTTGGCTTTTCCATTTTTATCCTTATCCCAGAGTAAATCAGCCATTCCTCCGATAGATAACACTCAAGCCGCGCATGGCGAGAGTGGGCTGAACTTACACAATAGAAGATCAGCCGGTAATCGCCATTGAGTTGATCAATAAACACGCCAATGCCCACGTTCAGTGGGCTTTTTTTATGGGTGAAATATGGCACGTAAACCAATTAAAGGCCGCAAAGGTGGGGGCAGCAATGCCACAACGCCAGTTGAGTCACCGGACAGTATTCAATCGACGGCAAGAGCTAAAATACTCATTTCTCTGGGGGAGGGGGAGTTCGCCGGAGGTTTGGATGGAACCAATATCTATCTGGACGGCACACCTATAAAGAACTCTGACGGCACTAGTAATTTCACTGGGGTTACTTGGGAGTATCGCCCCGGTACTCAGGCTCAGGATTACATTCAGGGCATGCCAAATGTTGAGAATGAGATAACGGTTAATACAGAGCTTAAATCAGATACGCCATGGGTACGCTCCATCACAAATACCCAGCTGTCGGCTACACGTGTTCGTCTTGGATGGCCATCGTTGCAGCGGCAGGCGGATAATGGTGATGTTGGCGGGTACCGTATTGAATATGCTATTGATGTATCGACCGATGGCGGGGCTTACTCGACGCTACTCAATACAGCTATAGATGGGAAAACAACAACGTTGTATGAGCGCTCTCATCGAATCAATTTGCCTAAAGCGACTACTGGTTGGCAGATCCGTTCTCGCCGCATTACCGCCAATGCTAACTCTGGCCGCATTGCCGATAGGATGAATGTTGAGGCTATTTCTGAAGTCATTGATGCAAAGTTGTGTTATCCAAATACAGCACTTCTCTATATCGAATTCGATGCAACTCAATTTCAGAATATCCCAGTTATTTCGTGTGAGCCAAAAGGGAGGATTGTTCGTATTCCTACTACTTATGATCCAGTGACTCGCACCTATTCCGGTGTGTGGGATGGTTCATTTAAGTGGGCTTATACAAATAATCCAGCATGGGTCTTTTACGATATCGTATTAGCTGAACGGTTCGGGCTTGGTCGCCGGATTGATACGAATCAGATAGATAAGTGGGAGCTTTATCGAATTGGTCAGTATTGCGATCAGCTTGTTCCTGATGGGCGGGGTGGAAGTGGTACTGAGCCTCGTTTTACTTGTGACGTGTATATTCAGTCTCAGGCTGAGGCTTTTACAGTACTCCGTGATTTGGCTGCCATTTTCCGTGGCATGACTTACTGGGGAAATAATCAGCTTTGCGCTTTGGCAGATATGCCACGCGATGTGGACTATATATTCACACGAGCCAGTGTGATTGACGGACAGTTCACCTATGGTGGTGGTTCTGAGAAAAAGCGTTACACAACTGCAATGGTTAGCTGGAGCGACCCCGCGAACAACTTTCAGGATGCAATAGAGGCAGTATCAGATAACGACTTGGTTCGTCGCTACGGTGTCAATCAGCTTGATATGACAGCTATCGGCTGTATCCGGCAAACTGAGGCGAATAGGCGTGGACGCTGGGCGCTACTGACGAACAGCAAAGACCGGACAGTGAATTTTAATGTTGGGTTGGATGGGGCCATTCCGCTGCCCGGTCATATCATTGGCGTTGCGGATGAAATGCTGTCTGGTCGAAAGATGGGGGGGCGTATTAGCACGGCGTCTGGTCGTAATATCACTCTGGACCGCGTGGCCGATGTCAAAGTGGGTGACCGGTTACTCGTTAACTTACCGAGTGGCGTGGCCCAAGGTAGAACGGTACAAGCGATAAACGGGAAGATAATCACTGTCACAACGGCTTACAGCGAAATACCGGAAGCAGAAAGCGGATGGTCTGTTGATGCTGATGATTTAGCCATTCAGCAATATCGGGTTACCGGTATTTCTGATAATGACGATAACACTTACTCAATTTCTGCTGTTCAGCATGATCCCGATAAATATGAGCGCATTGATACGGGTGCTCGCATTGATGAGCGGCCCATCAGCGTAATTCCACCAGGCGTTCAGCCACCACCAACAAACGTTGTTATTGATAGCTTTTCGGCCCTATCTCAAGGGCTGGCCGTAACAACATTGCGTGTGACATGGGAGCCAGCCGCTAGTGCAATAGCATACGAGGCAGAGTGGCGACGCGATAATGGTAACTGGATATCAGCGCCACGTACTTCTGCTCAAGGATTTCAGGTTGAAGGGATTTATGCGGGACAATATCAGGCTCGTGTTCGTGCTATTAACCCCTCTGAGATATCTAGTATTTGGGCGAACGCGCAGGAAACAACACTAAAAGGCAAGGAGGGGAATCCTCCTATGCCTGTGGGCTTTTCGGCTACCGGCATTCTCTTTGGTATAACCCTTAACTGGGGTTATCCGGAAGGGGCCGAAGATTCGTTAAAAACAGAGATTGAATATAGCCTGTCTGCTGATGGCACTGATGCCATGCTGTTGAGTGATGTACCGCATCCGCAACGGAACTACACCATGCAGGGATTAAGGGCGGGGCAAGTGTTCTGGTTCCGTGCGCGGATAGTGGATAAATCTGGCAATCAGTCACCGTGGATTGATTGGGTCCGTGGCATGTCCAGTACAGACACAAGCGCTATTCTCGAAGCGATTGGTGATGATTTCATTAATAATACAGAGGCAGGGAAGCAGTTATTTGATAATGATTTTATGAATGCAGAGGCGATACTTGAAAATGCTGTGGCGAATAATGCTGGTATCGTGCATCAATGGGCGCAATACGGAGAGAATAGGGCCGATGTTATCCACTTAACGACCACGGTTGCCGATGCTGAAAGGGCATTCGCTGAGTTTGAAACACTCGTTACAGCGACATTTGAGGACCAAACCGCCGCTATTGACCAAAAAATGACGGCCGTTGTTGATGCTGATAGTGCTATTGCAACTTATAGTCTGAGGGCTGGACTGAATTATAACGGCCAATTTGTCAGCGCCGGCATGGTTATTGGTGCTGAGTTTATTAATGGGGTAGCTAAAGCCTCAATCGGTTTTAATGCCGATAGTTTTATTTTATTGAGTGGTCCGGAAGGTAATAAATTCTCCCCATGGTCTGTTGTTAATGGGCAGGCATTTATTAATGATGCATTTATTGCAAAGGCGTCAATTGGACGAGGGAAAATAACAGATACCCTTGAATCAGATAATTACGTTCAAGGACTGTCTGGTCTAAAGCTAGATTTTAAAAATGGCAATGCTGAATTTAATAATGTAAATCTCAGGGGTAATATAACTATGGATAATACGATTAATGGAATTCGTACAATAGTAGATTATCGTGGGCAGAGAACATATCACGCTAATGGACAGCCCGCACTAATATGTGGGTATTTCTAATGGCAGAACCTATTCTATATGTCTCCCCCAGCGATGGGGGAAAGGGTGTCTATATGACATCTGGAACACGATTACTTAGATTTCTAGGAAATTATGACACATTAGGAACAGGTGTCCCGCCATCTGTTGTTCTGAATGGTTATACGGGTGGTCAGTTATATTTAGTCCCGACATCTTTCGGGGGGGTAAATACCCCCGCAGGTGCCGCCTCGGCATATGCGTGGTATGTTACGGGTTATTCAATGTCGGGCAACCGTATAACCTTTACGACTTCAGATAGTAATTACGGATGGGCGACATTCTCAGCGTTTGAAATTCCGACATCCCCAGCGTTCGGGACATACGGGTTATTCTTGCAAAATTCGGCTAATTTCATGGCAATAACCGATGCTACGGCATTGGGTTTTTGCACATGGAGGGGGCAGGTCACTATATCGTCAGATTGGCAAGTGCCGGCAGGGATACCTAACCGTGATAACGCTATCGTGTTTGCTAACTGGTCAGATCCTAATGTGTCGTTACTGTATGACGGTCCTAATAAAAACATTCATTGCTTTGCTATCAACTCGACAGGCTCGACGAGTAACGGCTCAGTGGTTGCTAATATTTGTGTTTTCACCACGGGATTTTTCCCCGCACCACCCAGCGCGGGCACGGCTGGGCTAGCTATTTTCAATACGTCAGGACAATGCACGTATTCATCTCGCTATGCGCCGCTAATTCTGGCAAACACGACACAGCTTAGTTCCACACCTAATACATGGGTAAATACTGGCATAACAAGACCCATGATACCTCTCCCTAGCCTTGGAGGACTACCAGCAGGATTAGAGCAAAGCGGAGGATTTATAGGGTGGTATCTAACCGCTATGAGGATGTCAGGGGCAAGTATAACGGCAGGACAAGGTGCTTATGTAAATAGCGTCCCCATGAGTGACAATAGATACGGTAATAGCCCGTTAGCTTTACCCGTTCTAGATACCGATACTTACTTTTAAATATAATAAGGAATAATCATATGTCTTGGTATAAGGCAGGTAAAGTCACATCCGTAGCCGGTACAAATGTTATTACCGGTACTGGTACGTTATGGAGTAATCCAATATTTGGTATCGCTCCCGGGCAAATGTTTTTCACCCCAGAATCAGGTCAGGTTGTTATATATGAGATACTTGCTGTAGATAGTGATACTCAAATTAGAATATCAAGTAACTCAGCCTCATCCATTACTAATTCAGATTATGCTATAGTAACAACCGTATCAAATTCTATGTCTGATTTGGCGCGTAGAACAGCCGTGCAATTGGCTTTATACCAAGGTTTGCTTGAGGACTGGCAATTAATAACAACAGGCACTGGCGATGTCACTATTATTGCGCCAGACGGTTCAACTGTGGTTATTCCGTCGCTTTCTAAAATATCGCAAGATTTAAGCAATAAAGTTAACCAGTCGCAATTATCAGGTATGGGTATTGGCTTGCCGACGCTAGTTGGCTTGACCGCCCTCGATTGGCAACAGCAAGATTTTCTAACGGGAGCCAATTATTTTGGTTCAAATAATATTTGGACCAATACGCCAGCAGGCATTATCTATAATGCAGGTACAGGGGTCAGTATAGCCGTCGATTATATATCCAGTAATTCAACTCGTATCGGATTAACATTGGTTCCAGATACGACGCTAGCTGCCAATTTCAAAGTTTATAAAGTTTTATCGGTGGGGGCAAAAGGATCTAGGGTATTTACTGTAAGGGAAGAGCTGACCTCGGCCAATCCGGTACCAATCACTGGGGGAGGGACAGGAGCCATTACTGCACCGCTGGCCCGAACTGCTTTGGGATTGGGTTCCGCTGCGGTAGCTGATGTAGTTGCAAATAACGCAGACCAGACAGCAGGCCGCGCTATGACTACAGGCTCAAATGGCATTGGCGGCCCGTCAGTAAATATGACATCAGTGAATAATGCGTGGTTAAACCCGCTGGGAATGATGAGCCTTACGACAATGGCTAACTGGGGCGGAACAACTCCTACAGACGTGTCAGGTAGTTTACCCGCACATTGGAATATCATTTCCCTCGGGGTAGGGACGGGCCAAGTTGCTGCGGGGTCCCGAAAGGCTGTAATCGCTATACAAAGTTTTAATGTCGGTTCCGGTGCCCCGCAATGTTATGTCCGCACAATTCACGACACCGCATTAAGCCCTGCGGTCATGCTTTATCACACAAACAACACTACCGTGGACTCAAATGGTTTCCTGAAAAAAGCTTCGCCGGTTGTGAAGCTGTATGGTGATGGGAGTTCTGAAACAAATCATGAGTCTGACGGTGCTGCTTCTGAACGCATCAGCGAAGGGGTCTATAAAATATCTGGAGTGCTGGGATTTAACTCAGATGATGCATGGGGTGGGGTAGATGGGGGGATTGAAATACCAACCGACAAGAATAAACAGCCTTTAATATGGGTTGATTACTTACTTGAAGAAGATGGTGACTTAATTATTAAAACTTATCACCGCACACATCCTACTTCCCCAGTATTTGCACAGAACAATATCAATGGCTATGAAGATGGTCAGCCAATTGACATCCCGTTAGGGCGTTTTGTTGATCTGCGTGTTCAGATGCCAGAAAGGGAAGAAACAGAGTTACCACTAGCTGAGGGATAA